TATGAAATATTCGCAAAGTCAGTAAGGCGTTTTCTATGCGTTTGTAATGCATAAGACCACGTTTGGTAAGCGATTTTAAGGCTCTTTTATTTTTTCAAAATCATTTTTGGCTTGTTTCGAGTACCTTGTGGGATTCTTGTTTTTGGACATTTATGTTTTTTCAATAAATGTCTAAAAATGAAAAGTCTTTTGGAGATTTGCCAAAAAAGGCGTGGTGAGAGCATCGTGACCATAAACTTTTCTGTTTTTTAAAAAAGTAAGAAAATTTGTGAGCATAATTTTTTAGTGTTTTTTAAAAAAAAGGAAAAAACCGGTTGGACATTTATTTGCACGGTGACGCCGTCACCATGCACGGAAAAAATATATTGCGAGGCGACAGGCTGACAGCGTAGAATGCTCTCGTGAGCGCTTTCCAATGAAAATATTTGTGACCTTGCATGTTCAGGTGACGCATTTTTATTTCATGGTGTGGCGTACAAAACGCTTTTCATGCTCATTCCTGCGGGGAGTCAGTCAGCGCTCCTGACCCTTAAAAAATGTCCAATAAATGTCCAAGAAATGTCCAAGAAATGTCCAGAAAGCGATTTCCAAGAAATGTCTATGCGCTTTTTTGAAATACTTTTCTTGTACTTATCGGAAAGTTAATAAAGTGTTGTCTAAGAAAGGATAACTAGTCATTTTATAAGAACTTAAAAATAAAATGTGTTAATTTATTAAGGAGACATATGATTTCGGCCGGACAAGAACCTGTACAAGGACAAGGACAAGTACAAGTACAAGAGATGATATATGAACATTTACAGGTATGCAAGTGTGCTTCAAACACGTATAGTTGTAACACGTGTGAATACTCAACAGATAGAAAAAGCAGTTATGATGCTCACAACGTTACAAACATGCACATTAAAAACAAAAACATTGAAAAGGCAGGTGGAACGGTAGTTGTGAAACATCGTAAAAAAAAACTAGGAGGCATAGAATTGCCTGCAGACAAACAGTTCAACTGTATTAACTGTAAAAAACCATATGGTTCCCGTAATGGATTATGGAAGCACCGAAAAATGTGTTCTGTTGATATGAATGAGGAAACCTCGTCAAACAATCAGCTGACTAACGCGATAATGGAGTTGATAAAACAAAATCAAGATTTCCAAAAGCAATTGATAGAGATAACGAAAGAAAATAAATGCATCACGACGCATACAACCAACATGGTTCAAAACAACAACACCTTTAATTTACAGGTGTTTTTAAATGAGACGTGTAAAGACGCGCTAAACATGGTGGATTTCGTGAAATTGATGCGAATAGAACTTTCAGATTTAGAAAATACCGCAAAGATGGGATATACGGATGGTGTATCTAAGATATTCGTAAATGGACTCAAAGAGCTTGACGTGCATAAGAGACCGATACATTGTAGTGATTTTAAAAGAGAAATACTATACATTAAGGAAGATAATGTATGGGAAAAAGACAATGAAGACAAAACGCTTATGAAGCAAGCGATCCGCCAAGTAGAGCACAAAAATATAATACAAATACCTAGGTGGGTACAAGCACACCCAGATGCGGTGAAAGGCGATGATAGGCTGAATATGCAGTATTTAAATATAATGTGTCAAAGCACAGGAGGCGATTTGTCCAATTCTGAACAAAACGTGAATAAAATCATAAGGAATGTCGCGAAGGAGGTCATCATATCAAAGTCGTTAATGCATTAATACATCAATATATCAAATCAGAGTGTAAAAAAAGATAGAGTATTTATTGTTTTTGCTTGGTTTTATTGTTTTTATTGTTTTTACTAGCGTTGGTTGAAGATCATTTCCCTCTATGCTTCCACGAATTGTTGAATAGATTGTAGCCAGTCGTTTAGGACGTGTTCATGTTGTAGGATGTCTTGGTTGCCGTCTAATACCAACTTTTCCATAGGCAGGTTGTTCATCATTGCGTTGTGGTAGTCGTGACAAGACGAGAGGTAATCAAGCGAGATGGTGTTCTCGCCTGCACGGGACCTCATATTGACTCGTTTGAGACAGGTTTCTGGCGACGCATTCACGTATATGATTTTGTGGAGTGGAAAATCGCTCGCAAAGTCTTCAAACATTTCGTTGTATATTTGGTATCCAACGTGACTGATTTTGTTAGAGGCTCTGAGCATACTGGCAAACACCATTTTGTCTGTAAAAAGACTGCGCTCGCAAATGATGATAGCGTTTTGATTTTCTTGTAGCGCTTTCTTGAGCACTTTTATCCGAGAGGTGTAAGCCATGATTTGAAACATGAACGAGTACTTGTCTTGGTCTTCGTAGAAGAGTTGAACCATTGATTTGCCGGTTTCATCCTTTATTTTTTCCCACATATCTACAGGTTCTTGTATGAACACGAATTTTTTATTTTTGAAGAGAGACAATTTGAGGCGGTCCAGTAGAGTGGATTTTCCAGAACCGATATTTCCCTCCACGGAAACGATTATGTTTGTGTTTTTCATATTCTGTTTTGTCGGCTTGTGATTGCTATACAAGAATATTGCGAGATGGAACGCGAATCGTGAGACAAATACCGCTAGCAATCCTATGCATTCGGATGATAATTGAGAGAACATTGTTTTGTTGTAAAGTGTTTTGTAATGCGTTTGTGTGGTGTTATCCTTTTTTCAATTCAAATAAATGGTTTCAATTTTTATTTCTTTTATTTGAATTACTTTCTTCTTTTTTTTCCTCCCTATCCGTACAAGCTCCTCAACTCTGAATAGGTCATGTTCCTGCCCGTTTTTTCTTTAAATTCGTTCGCGCCTTTTTCCATGATTTGTTGGAATACGTTGGACGTAATAGGGGAAGTAAGAGGAGTTGCCCATACTTTTTGAACTTTTTCCATCCCTTCTCGTTCCAGTTTGTTCATTAATTCGTCCATGTTTATTGAACTCTTTTCTCTTATATCTTCTCTTATCTTTTTTTCTCTTATATCTTCCCTTACCTCTTCACTTTTTTCATCAGGCTCGTCTAAAAGTGGCACACTGTTCTTGCACAACAAGAATTCAGCGACAGGTGGTTTAAAGACAGGTGGTTCAACGATAAGTGAATTAGGATTGGTTTCATTGGTTATCATATTGGACATATATAAGTGCATATCAAGATGGCTTTATATCATTTTCAATCAATATTATTAACGCTACCAAAACACGATAAAATAAAAATTGAAAACAATATAAAGACAACTTGATAATATTAATAATACAAGCAAGCCTTTTTAAAAACCCTTACAAACTCTCTTACAACCTTTACTTTAAAACAATGGACATTATCATTCAATCTAGATTGTCCAAGTCGGAATGGATAGGTATAGAAATGCCGGTCTCCGCGAGTGAGAAAACCGTCTTGAAAATGATTCAAGACGGTTACGATGACGTGAATATCCGGAACAATTCACACAATTCATTATTCACCTTTTTGAAGGTAGAACATGGACCTCAAATGGAGGATTACTTGTACAACAAATTTTTCGCGGACATTGTGGATAAGATGATCGCCAAGTATCGTGCTCCTTACCTATCTGTTTCAGTGAGTTCCAAAGCCACCATTTGCAAGGCCGACACAATTCGGATAGAGCGAAGCACTCCAGCACATCTGACGAGCGCAAACATATATGAGTATCTTCTCCTAGAAATAGTGGAAAAAATGATGGCCCACTTGAAAAATGCGGACGACCGGTGGCTAAACGAATATTTCACTTTGCAGAAATTGGTTCGCAACAAAATCCCGCTTTTAAACAGTAACGTGATGCTAATTACGAGCAAGTTACTGACGCGGTTTGAAGACCAGTTGGATTACGCGAAGATAATCAAGGACTCCGTCGTGAATATTGAGCAGAATTCGCTCCTGTTGAAGCACGAAGACAGCACATTGTACTCTCACCAGAAAGAGATATACACGGTCATCAAAGACTCCGGCCCCAAACTCATTCTCTACATAGCACCGACCGGCACAGGGAAAACATTGACCCCAATTGGTCTAGCGTCATCTAGGAAAGTGATATTCGTTTGCGCCGCCAGACACGTCGGTCTTGCTTTGGCGAGGAGTGCTATATCAATGGACCGAAAAGTCGCGTTCGCGTTTGGGTGCGAGAGTGCCGACGATATTCGGTTACATTATTCGTCAGCAAAAGTATATACGAAAAACAAGCGGACTGGTGGCATAAAAAAGGTGGATAATAGCGTGGGTGACAAAGTGGAAATAATGATTTGCGACATCAAGTCTTACTTGTTCGCGATGTATTACATGATTGCATTCACAACAAGAATCAAACGAGACGACGATGGGGAAGCGATGGTGGATGAGTACGGCGAGTTCTTAGTGGAGCCTGATTTTGAGCGGTTGCTCACTTATTGGGACGAACCAACCATCACCATGGATTACGCCGAACACGAGTTGCACGCGACCATTAAGCGCAACTGGTCGGAAAACCTGATACCGAACGTGGTGCTTTCTTCTGCGACCCTCCCCAAAATCCACGAGATAACAGAAACAGTGTGCGATTTCAAAGAAAAGTTCGCAGGAGGAGTCGTGTATAGCATCGTCAGTCACGATTGTCGCAAAACCATTCCAATAATTGATAACGACGGTTACGTGGCGATGCCCCATCACATGCACGAATCCTACGCGGATACGCTTACGGTAGCGAATCACTGTGAAAACTATTTGACCATATTGCGGTACTTTGATTTGGGTGAGGCATCCAAATTCATAACGTACGTAAATGAGCGCCGTTTGGTTCCTGCAAATCTACTGATAATCAGAAAATTCGGCACACTAGATGACGTGAATATGCAGGCTATTAAATTATATTATTTGGAGTTGTTGAAAAACATTGAAGAAGGCGCGTGGCCCGAGATATACGCACATTTCAAGAGAACCCGTGAGCGAAAAGTGCCTTACAATATCCACATAGACGCGAGAGGAGAGGCGCCGTCAAGAGCGCAATTGGCCGTCTTGAAGAATCAACTCAATAACGTAACCGTTGCTACTAACACCGTTGCTAACACCGTTGCTACACCGTTTCCATTCAATACCAATTCAGTATATGTGACCACGAAGGATGCTCACACGTTGTCAGATGGTCCGACGATATTCTTGACGCAAGATATTGACAAAATAGCGACGTTTTGTTTGCAACAGGCTAATATTCCTCCCAAGATAATGGGTGACATTATGGATAAAATCGCTAAGAACAATGCGTTGAACAAAAGGGTAAGCGAGTTGGAAAAGCAGTTGGAGGACTTGATAGGAGATGGGGACGGGCTTGTTTCGGACTGTGACGCAACGGAAAAGAAGAAAGGGAGAGACAGAGACGAGAATGGCAACGCCCCGAAACCGAAATCGGATAAAAACGCGGAAAACAAAAATGCGGACAAAACGAACATTAGGAAAATAAACGAGGACTTGCGGACTTTGACGTCGTTGGTGAAAAGGGTCTCGTTGAACAACGCTTTTGTGCCGAACACTCCAGAGCATGTGGAAAAGTGGGCGTTAAACATGGGTGCCAAAAACGCATTTACTGGCGACGTTGGTGAAGAAATCGTGGCGAAAATCATGCTCCTAGATGGGGTGGATGATAAACTGAAGGTCCTCTTGATGATGGGGATTGGCGCGTTCATGCCGAACAACAGTATCGCTTACACGGAGATAATGAAGTACTTGGCGGACAACCAGCGCCTCTACTTGATTGCCACCACTAGCGACTACATCTATGGCACGAATTATCAGTTTTGTCACGGGTACATTGGTAGGGATTTGAACCTGACTCAAGATAAAATTCTGCAGGCAATGGGCCGGATAGGTCGTCACAACATGCAACAGTCGTACTCGGTTCGGTTCCGCGACAACGCGCAAATCGTCAAACTGTTTAGCGCACCGATAGATAAACCGGAGGTCACAAACATGAACCGGTTGTTCAATAGCAGTTGCTGAACCGTTAGTTCCGGTGCAAAAGAATCGTTAGTTCCGGCGCAAACAATACAAAAATAAAAATAAAACTATCTATCTTTTTTTATTTTTATAAATCGTTACTGGTAACGTACCCTTTCCAAATTAAAATATCCAATTAGTGTAAATTCTCATGAGTTCATATGGAGATTCTTATGAAGAGTCAGATGGAGATTCATATGGAGATTCTGATGAAAAATTGAGCGGAGAAAGTTCTGATGAAGCGATGTCGGATGGAAAGTCGGATGAAGCAATGTCTGATGGAAAGCCGCATAAAAAGCGGGACAGAGTAAGTCCTGAAGCAATGTCGGATGGAAGTTCTGATGAAGGGTCATTAAAAGGGTCATTAAAAGAGTTATTTGAAAAGGACACAAATGAGGAGAGGTTACAGGACATTGAAGAAGCAAAATTGTACGCTATAAACAATCCAAAAAATGCTGTTAAATTAAGAAAAATACTTGAAACAGGCCGGCGTAAAGACGATGCAGAATACGATGCAGAATACGGTGCAGAACACGATGCCAGATTCGCACAACCCAAAATAATTGATGATTTGCAAAATAATTATGACGTAAATTATGAACCACAGATATGGGAATACGTCAGCCAACGTATTCCAGAACACGTAATTGAAGGATTAACGAAAATCTTGAATGAAGACTTATCGTTTTTTTTTGAAGGCACTGAAAAATCACTTTTTGAATTAGAAGTGATTCAAGGCAACCATAAATATTATTTTGAAAATCACGAAAATGATTGTTATATTACATATACGGCGCATAAAGGTGCGGCCACATTTAACATAGATGATTTTTTTTGCCACCGAGAACTAGGAGACTCTAGCAGATATCTCCCAAAAGGTTCAGGACAATTTTTATTATTAGTCTTGTTACAGAATTTATTTAAATATCGCAGGTACAAGTTTGTTACGATAACTGCGTTACCGTTAATTAAAAAATCTGAAATTGAAGGTAAAACCCAAGAACAATTAAATGAAGACAGTGTTAAGTTACCTAAATTTTATAATGCAATTGGATTTGACCCATTGACAATCTTAAATGAAACGGAAACCAGTGATAATCAATTTAGAGCGCCTATATTGCAAGTAATATATTTCACTTTAGTATATAAAAAAACACCTGAACAAATAAGTCTATTACACGAAAAATTAAATTCTAAAACAGTTGAACAAAAACGCAATACCGGTTCTGATTTTAGAAAATCCGAACCAAAAGTCGGTGGTTCAAGAAGCCTCGCCCCATCAAGAAAGAGTAACAAAAAGACAAAGAAGTATAAAACAAAGAAGTATAAAACAAAGAAAAGTAAGACAAAGAAAAGGACCCATATTAAACGCTTTTAACATAGAACAACATCAGCGACAGGTTTTCGCCGTATTTAGCGAGCATAGTGGTGCGCGCGTCTCTCTCTATGACGAGGTCTTGACTGTGAGCGACGATTCGGATTCTATTCTGGGGGTTCTTAATAGATTCACTGTCATCTATTTTGAACACGTCAATGGAGCGCGTCATTATTTTGGAAATAAAGTCGGATACAGTGATGTCGTTTGGGAACTTGTAAATGAAAACCTTGTTCGCATTTTCATATTTAATTCTGAATAATAATTGATTGAAGGAAGAAGAAGAGGATAGGAAAGACATTCTAAAGAGAAAGTATTTCAATTATATGAATATAAAAAAGAATTAAATGACTCTTAAACTCACCGATAAACTTAATCCCACTTACAAGCACTTGGTCCGGCTACCCAATAGTTTGTAATAGTGCGCGTTATAAAGAGAATTATTCGTGATGGCTTTTTCAAGCGTCTTGTCGCTAATTTTAAGCCCTTTAATGCAGTCATATTTGCACGCGAATTCTTTTGTTAATTGGTGTGACTCGTCGTACTGACCAAGCCCGCTCTTAAACAGCATTGGTTCAGACCCGCCATTTTTGTTTTCAACGAATTCTGTTTGCATGTCTTCGCCACACGAGTCGTACAAGACGTAGCAATGACCATTGAGGACAGTCGTGTTTTTAAATGCGGCGTCTAATCCTGATGCAGAGTAACCGTTTTCAATGGAGGCAGTTTTCCTGTCCAAATAAACATTTACGATTTCCGTTTTTGTGGCGTTCAACTTTGCAATGTATCCCGTGTTTTTCACAATAACCGGTACTGAAGGTTCAATATGCACAATCACACTGGGGTCCAACGACCGATCCACTAGCAACCATCTGAAGCCATTATAGATGGTGTTTTCCACAACCGCCTTGTTGATGCTAGGTCGTTTCATTTTAGAATCCATGCTCATACACTCGGTCACGGTTTCATAGACTTTGACTAGTTGCAATGTTTCCGGATTGATGCACTGTAATCTCGGACCAAGCGTGACGAGAGTTGTGCCAAATCCCGTAAGCGTCGTATTGGCATGGATTGATGGCGTTCTAGTGGCAGACGCTTTTTCCAGTCGTTCCAACGCTTTTTCCAGACCATCCATCTTGGTCAAGAGCGTTTTGTTAGTTTGCAGTAGTTCCGCTAAAATTCCGTTTTCCTTTGCGCTAGGTGATTCGCTCTCCAACTTCAATATATCGTATCTCAATTGGAGCGCAGCGAGTTCTTGGTTGTTATCGCCGTACTGTTTTACGTTGGATTCCACAAGTTTCAACAATGTTCGGTAAGAGAGGTGTCTCCCAATTAGGAATAATTCTTGCTCTCGTTCATGCCCCAACAAGTCAGTTACTTTGCTTGGTGCTACGGAAGGATGATGCTTGATAAACGTTTCAAATTCCTTGCTTCTATTAACTGAGAAACAGTCTAGGAGGAGACATTCGGCGTATTTGGATTTATGTTCGGCATATCTCGCGCTGACTCCTGCGCGACTTTCGCCGACTTTTACGACGTAACATCCGTTCTCAAGCGTCTTGATTCTTATGACGTAAAAAATGGCACCGATTGTGCCGTACTGTCTTAACAAGACCTGCTCTCTTTCTAGGGACTTGTCCTTTTTGTTTTGTTCTTCCAGTTGGAGGACTGCTTCGCTTGCTTGTTCAAGTTGTTGTTTGAGTTCGGTGCTTTCTTCTCGCAAAGTTTCGTGGAGCAGGTCTTCCAATTTTATGAAATAGTCGTGGATTTCATCCGCTTTTTTTGTTCCTGCTTTTAAGCAGAATTTTTTGAAGGTTTCAACATTTAACATGATGATTTCTTTATTATGACCACCTCTTGCGTCTTGTTTCGAGGTTGATTGTTCACTAAACTTATTGGTCAAAACTTTATAGTCATTGTTTTTCACAAAGTTTTTTTCCAAGACAACTTTTGCATTATATTTTTGATTAAATCCCAACCATTTCCACGTATCATCTAGGTCAATTACGAAATCCGTTTTCGAATTATAGTTTAAATAACAATAAAAACTAGCGACAAACATTTGTTGTTCATAGTCACTAAAACATGTTTGTACTTTTTCCACTAATTTGCATTGATAATTTCCAGTTAATTTTGTAATTGGATTGATTTCAATAAGTTCTACGATGTTCATGCTGATGGTTGCGCTCATTTATAATATATTATATGAAGTTCTCTTTAAGTTGTTTTTCGCTTATATAAAAAAAAAGCAAATTGTAAATTACTAAAAATTTGAATACCTTTGTTATAATGTTTTGCTCCTGAGGTCTCAGGAGCAAAACTTTTAAAAGGAGTGAGTCATTCACGCATCGCTAATATTTATAGTCTTTTTCGTTCTCAAAATGTTTTTCAAGTATGCGTTTCGCATTCACTTTTTGTCCAAACCCAACCCATTTCCACAAGTCATTTAAGTCGATCACGAAATCTGTTTTTGAATTGTGGTTTAAATAACAGTAAAAACTGGCGACGAACAGTTGTTGTTCATATTCACTAAAGTGACTTTTAACTTTTTCTAGTAATTTGCTCTGGTAATTTCCAGTTAGTTTTGTGACGGGGTTGCTTTCAATAAGTTCTACGATGTTCATGCGCTCATTTATAATATATTATATGAAGTTCTCTTTAACAATTATTCAAATACTTTTCACCGATTCACTTTTCGCTTTTATAAACAATAAACAAACCATTTACTGGCATTACTCTTTATACATCCCTCATTTAAACCCTTGAATAATTAAATCGCTGGTATAAAACGAGCGATTATATTTTTTTCCAAGAACAAATGTTATTTTTGTTTGGTTTAGATATATATTTGTTCCCGTCATTTCCAACAATTATTTTATTACAATTTTCATTTGCTGGGTATGGTGGAGATGTTCTATTTTTATATTTTTTTAATGTTTTGCTATGTTGGTTTATAGCATTTTTACCAGAAACGCTTTTAAGTTTTTCAGTCATATTTTTGCGTTGTTTTTTGTTTAATCTTAAAGGGTTTGTTTTGGTTTTCAACGCATATTTTAAATTACGTATCCACGATGTTTTGCAACTTCCTTTACAATTTCCATTCCCTATTGACGATAATATTTGCATAGCTCCATTATAACTACTAATAAATGGCATATATATAAACTAAAATATAATTTACCCCATATAAAATGGGTTTTTTTAAATGAAAAGGTGTAAAATACCTAAAATATGGCTTCTCCCTCATATTTCGCCTTTATTTTGTCATTGAGTACGTCTAGTTGTTCATGCAGGTCGTAATCTTCAGGGAGCACCATTTTTAGATTTAACCGTTTGTCTTCCGACCGTTTTTCAAACACCATGTGCGGTTTATTTCTCATGACGATAATGGACACGTATTTTGGTAGCGGTTGCGCGCTTTTTTCTGGATACACGTCGCATTCAAGGTCATCCACGACTTTGTTGGCCTGTGCGAGTTTATCTAGGATAGATACTTTGCACGACTTGGTGGAGGACCAAATGGTGGTCAATTTGGGGTGTTTTTCCACTCTGAAGTATTCCCTCAGTATTTTTTTCTCCTTGTCTGCGTAGTCCTTGTAATAACACACGTATTTTTTCATGATTTCTTGTGTTATCCCGTCAGGCAAGCATTGTGCGCTGTGTTTTCGCTCTCGTTTTGTGTCTGGAGCGATGCCCTTGCTGTTTTGTTCCTGTTCTTTTCTCGTGGCGACCCTTAAATTTTCACGAGAGTTGTTTAGCGGGTTTCTGTCAATGTGGTCGACACTGATATTTTTGGTTCCTTTACCATTTCCGTAACAATCCATGATGATTTGGTGGATGTAAAATCCCTTTCGGTCTTGCGTATGGCCTTGAATATATCCACCAGATTCCTTGTACCAAGTGATTTTTTTGCCATTATTCACAGATTGCTCAAAATCTATCACTTTTTGATAACTCATAGGACATAGTTTGCAAACTGTGTTTTTTTCACAGTACATCATCAAGAGTTCCTTGTCGCCCTCTTTAATTTGCCAGATAGGATTTTTCATAATGTTTGCGTCGTGTCCTACTGACGCATGATGACCATTGATATACCCAATTACCTCGTGGTTTTGTGCAATTTTTGTGTGAAACGAGTGATACACATTGACATTAACCCTCCTAAGGTCTTTGTTATTGCCGTTGTGGAACACATAGCACACCATTTCTGGACTAGGCGAGAAAAGAAAATCAAGATAAGAACACTTTTTGTTGTTGTTGTGGTATGACGGGTATGTATCGTGTTCGTCCTCAAACGAGAACTTTTTTTCAACACGAATGAGTCTATTTAGGTCATTCGGATCAACCAAATAGGTGTGTGATCCGTATTGTATCGTCCCACAGGCCATTTCGGTACTCATACCATATACAGGGCGACTAGTTTGCTTGGGAGCAAGGGTTTCCGTTGTTGCGAGTGTGTTCATATTATAATTTATATAATAAGAATGTCTTTAAGTTGTTTTTAGTGTAATATATAATGTACAATGACGATTTCCAAACCGGCCTATCCGCTCAATTACTGTACGCTAAACCCCCCATACCACTCATAATGCGTAGCACATTGTAGTTGGTGGCATAAACGCGCACTTTTGCGGTTTTGGTTCCTTCCACCGTAGCATTTGAGAGCACGAGTTGGAGCGTGGCGTTGTCAATTCTGGAGAAGTTGCACGTGCCGCTCGGCTGGTGCTCTTCGGGTCTTAGCGCGAAAGAATATACGTTGATGCCCTCGTCGGGGTTTCTGGTGTGCGCCTGCCAAGGTTGGACGTAGTTGAAGTACGACCCTTCGCGCTCGGAGAAGCGGTCTTGGCCGTTTAGCTGCAACTTGGCAGTCACGACAGGGTTGAGGCCCCAGCAGTGCATGTCTAGCGATGTCTCGGCGAGCACGAAGGTGCCGGCATCGGAGACGCTGGACTCAACCATGTTGTCTCGGCCGAAGTTGGGCTGGGTGTAAGGACCAACGCCGTCGCCTTCCGCTCCGGATCCGGCACCATTCCAGTACCCAGAAACGTTCACGTCGGCGGCACCTGCGTCGGCGAATAGTCCCTGAGCGTCAATGAAGGCTCGGCTGTCAAAGGCGACAGATTCGGGACCACCGAACGCATGGACGGCGTTGGGGAGCGCATCAATCGCGTCTGTGTAGTTAAAGGGTTGGGCGCCGAGGACCTTGAAGAGGAGGGCGTCGCAAACCAACGAAGAGCAATAATCCACGTTTTGATCGGGTTGCACGACCCAGATGAGCTCTTTCACGGGGTGGTTAAAATTTAATTTTACCTTGTTACTTGAGCTCCCGACGGATTCGTCGCCTGTGAACTGAAGTTGGGTTATCAAATATTCGTGCGGATTTTGCGCCATCCGTCTGCGCTCGTCGGTGTCAAGGAAGATGTAATCCACGTATATAGAAGCGGCCACAAGCGATTGGTTGTACGCAATGGAAGCGGGGACCGGACGCCCAGGGGTCGCTTCAGCACTGCCGTTGTAAGGGTACGTGTTGCAGTTCAAGGTGGTGACGGCCCACAAGCACTCGTCAATAGGTCGGATATCAAGGTTGATCTTGACTTCGTGGTATTGGAGGGCAATCAGGGGCAGGGCAAGACCGGGGTTGGTGCAGAACCAGAACTGGAGAGGAATGTACAGGGTGGTCTCGGGGAGGGCGTTACGAGGAGCGCACACTTGACGAGGGGCAGAGGAGTCGCAAGGACCATCCACGTCGGCGAAGGAGGGGTCGGTGATGAAGGTGAGTTGGGTGGTGTTGCCGATCATCTTGTTGTACCCACGGGCTTGTTCGGCGGTGGTGGTCAATTGGTTCCAGATGTGCATCCAGTCGCCGTACTGGCGGTCAATTCTCTGACCACCGATTTCAACCTCTACTTGAGCGATGATTTGCTCGCCGGGGCAGTCCAACCAACGGGCATAGACGCCGGTGGCAGCGGAAGAGTTGTTGTAAGAAGTCATTCCCATCATTTGGTTAATTTCGGGAAGAGTTACTTGCAGGTAGGTGCGGTAAGCGAGATCGCCGTTTCGGCTGATGGTGCATTGCACACGGCGACCGAAATCAGCCTGTCCGTTAAACGTTTGCTCAATTGACTCAATGGCAAAGTTAGTATAACGTCTGTAGGTCACCTTCCAAAAGGTAATCTGAGGATTTCCAGTAAGATACACGTCTTGTGCGCCATAAGCTACTAATTGCATTAAACCGCCTCCCATATTATACATTCCCTAAAGAAAATAATTTTACGGATTTTAATTTAATTAATTAAATGACGGAGGATTCAGGCGCCTACATTATCAAAACATGGAATGCGACGCGTCCGCATTGTCTTTCACGAATGTAGATAAATAAGAGTCTGAAAACATTTCCGTTTTACCTTCATGCTTTTTGGTGAAAACGTAGGAGTCCTTGTTTTTTTTCACGCTCCATCCTTTTTCAAGCGCGTTATGAATGAATGCAAGTTTGGTCACAAACGCGCGCGACACGTGTCCGAAATCTGGCACGTGTATAATGTTCTTTTTATTTTCGCTATTTGGTCCTCCCTTACTGTCAAAATCGTTCATTATTAGGTGATAATATAAATTAAATACAATTTGAACAATATACAATTTGAACAATATACAATTTGAACAATATACAATTTGAACAATATACAATTAAATAGTATATGTATATAATATCAAGTATGTCAAATTTCAAGCAGCAGACCTCTGATAAAAAAATGAAGATGGGTAGGAAGGGCGCGGCGACGCTTGATGGGAAACATCGTGAATTCGTGAATGAGTTCAACAAGGATGAAATAGATAAAATTCCTAAATTAAAACAGGAGCGCAAAAATTTGAGAGAGCTTGTTGAAATGAAGGGAGAATCCCTTTCAATAGAGGAAAGGTTAGACGTGGAAGATAAAATAAAAGAAATAACGAGTACGATTAATAGATTGAAGACGAAAAAGAAGGATTATTTCTTGGAAAATTCCAAATACATTTTTGAATATTTTGAGAACAAAAAGGGGATATCCAATTCTTCCTTGCCTCAGTCCAACACGATAAACACAAAAACCAAATTGATGAATAATTTTTTCAAGATTAAACCATCAGAGGAAGAACAAAATGATAGCGTTACTAAAAACATTGTGCACAAATATTTGTACAATGTGGATAAGTCTTTTGTAGGCGCGAATTCGTGCCCTGTTACAAGCGACCTGTGCAAACATTGCGGGACAGGGGAAATGATTCCCATTGAGGACGACGGCGCATTAATTTGTAACGTATGTTTCAAAAACGCTCCCTATTTGATTGAGAATGAAAAACCGTCGTACAAAGAACCGCCCAAAGAGGTGTGCTATTATGCTTACAAAAAGATAAACCATTTCAAAGAAATATTGTCGCAGTATCAGGGCAAGGAGACCACTCAAATTCCACCGGAGGTGATTGAAAACATCAAAAATCAGATAAAGAAGGAGAGGATACAGATGGACGAACTGACATACACCAAGTCAAAAGAAATACTGAAAAAGTTGGGTTACAATAAATACTACGAGCATATACAGTTTATCAAAAACAAGTTGGGTGTTACTCCACCAACATTCACGCCGGAGTTGGAGGACACCATGTGCAACTTGTTCAACGAATTGTTGGCGCCTTATTCAAAATACTGTCCCAATGATAGGGTAAATTTTTTGAATTATTATTACGTTTTGTACAAGTTGTGCGAGTCTTTAGGCGAACAAAAGTTCCAAAAGGACATCCCTATGCTTAAAGACAGGGAAAAAATCATTGAGCAAGACGCAATTTGGAAACTGATGTGTAGCGAATTGAACTGGAGGTTCATCCAAACCATATAGCAAAGGGTATAGGTTAAACTGACAGGTTAATTTTAAGGGTTTGTGTAGTGATTACAACCTGTCAGTTAAACTGACATGTTAATTTTAAGGATTTTTGTAGTGATTACAACCTATCAGTTAAACTGACACCCTTTGTAAAAAAACATACACGCGCAAACAACTTAAAGACAATACATGTTAATACATTATAGACTACAATGGATATTTTAAAAGCATTCTCCCTCTTTGACACAGAGTATCAAATAAATATTCAAGGAACACTGGAAGACCCTTTATTTCAAGCAAACCAAATTGGCAAATTGCTCGGGATTAGTAATATACGCGAAAACCTAAGGGATTTTTTAGACAACGAAAAGGGCGTCAGTACCACTGTTACGAGTACAGGATTAAAAGAAACAACCTTTCTTACCGAAATAGGACTTTATAGGATATTGGGTCGTTCAAGGAAACCTATAGCGAACGCATTTCAAAAATGGATGGTTTTGGTTTTAAAAGACATTCGGCTAAATGGGGTGTATAAATTACGTCAAGACCGAGAAACGGATAAACAGTTGTATCAATACAAATGCGATGTCGCGACTCACAAAACATTGTTGAAGGCGTATGACAAAAAAAACGTCGTGTATATTTGCAAGTTTCACAAGGTGGGTGAAAAATTTGTGATAAAAATAGGTTCCACACAGGATGTTAAAGAGAGGCTTGGAAATATTTCCAAATCGTTCAACTGTCAAGAGCCATTGTTGTTGGATATTTTTGAAAACAACAATTACAGCAAATTTGAGCGCAAAATTCATCGGCACGAATATTTGTCTCAGCATTGTGAAAAAATTACCAAGGTTGATGGCACTATTTCAAGGGAAACGTATTTAGTTGACGACAAAATATACCAAGATTTCCTTGGCATCATTAATCAAATTAAACCCGAATTTGTGCAACAAGATGTGATTGCCATTGAAGAACTTAAGGTAGTTCAAAAAGATAGGCAAATCAAGTTGTCTGAATTGAAAATTCAACAATTGCAAATTGAGTTTGAAATCAAAAAGATGGATTTAGAATTAAAAAAACTGGCAACTACTGTGGAAGAACAAGAAACGTTAGTTCAGTTGTCTCTTAAATCTGAAAAGGAAGCATCTGATGAAGATGATGGTTGTATAGATGAAGTGGAGTGTGATGTAGAGGAAGAGGTTCAACTGGAACCTAATTACATCAAAAAAAGGAACAACGGTTTTAAAACACCAAAAATATATCAGTACAATTTGGGTGATTTGGTAAATCATATTAGGGTATTTGATAGTCCATCTGAATTGGAGAGAACTCTCAATGACGTTTCTCTGGTTTCATTGAAAAGAGCTGCGCAAAACAACACGATATATAAAAATTTCAGATGGTTGTATGTTGGGCGCTGTGAAACGCCTCCCACAAGAATTGAGGAAACGGTTGAATCAAAACACAAATCCCCAGAGGTGAAAAACATCGCAATGATTGATATTAAAAAAATCAAAATTATGGAAGTTTTTTCGTCTCAAAAAGATGCGACTGATGCGAGGAACATGAAATGCAACAGTTTTACACGGGCTATACAACAAGGGAGCGTTTCAAGCGGCCATTATTGGAACGTTTTTAACGATTGCTCTGAGGAGATGAAAACTGAATATTTAAAACATAATTCGTTGCCAGAAAAACCACAAAACCTGATTGGTATTAAAATCCAAAAAATAAATCCTGTCACCAAGAAGGTGTTGTCCGTTTATAATACCAAGAGAGACGTTGTTAAAAAATATCAAATTTCATATGCCAAGTTGAACTCGTTAATAAGCAACGAGTCTGAAGAAATATACTGTGGTTTCATTTGGAAATTATATCAGACCGTTTAGGAAAATATATGTATGTATATATAATGCAAGATAATGTTAATTGGGAGCCAAACACGAAAGGCAACGCTAAGGTTACCGCCCCAGAAGACCACTGTTAGAAACCCAGGAATAAGTAACGAGGGATTTGCCTTGCCTGGCAACAAATATGCCTATGCGGATCCAAGTCAGGTGAAAGCTTACGCGCGTAGAATTCCTATTGGGAGCCAAAACCCAGATGGGACATTTACTGGTGATTTTAGAGGAATTGGTATCACGAATCCGTGGGGTGGAAAAAAGAAATCCCGCATTGGAAAAAAGCGTCGCGTTAGTAGAAGACGTACAATGAAAAAAAGAAGATACAAGCGAAATAAATCATACAATTAACAAAATGCCTTAATAAACACAACGCAACAACGACTTAAACGCAACACAACGTATATAAACATACATTACGATGCAACATAATGACTCTACTGACACCGCCTGTTTAGAATATATCTGGATAGATGCGCGTAACGAATTGCGGTCTAAGATTAAAATAATGCAACCGTTTGAAAGAGACATTTTCAAGAACGGTACTTTTAGGTGTGATGGTCGGGACGTTAATGTACCTGCGTGGAATTTTGACGGCTCCTCTACGGGTCAGTCCAGTTCCTCTTTAAGCGACGTGGTGCTGAATCCAGTGCGCATATACAAAAACCCGTTTTTTTCAGACATCCCGAACGCATACATGGTGCTTTGCGAGTGTTACAACGGCATCACTAATACTCCTTCGGACGGCAACACGCGAGCAAAATGCGCCGACACATGTGAAAAATACGAGGGCCAAGGGTGTATATTCGGCATTGAACAGGAGTATGTGTTATTTTCCACTGACCACAGCCAAAAGGGTACCCCATATGGGTGGTTGTCAAGGGACGACCCTGGTTGTGGGCAACAGGGTCCGTATTATTGTTCAGTGGGAGGGGATAGAAGTTTTGGCCGAGCTGTTTCGGAGCGACATTTGTCTCTTTGTTTGCGCGCGGGTGTGCAGATATGTGGGACGAATGCGGAGGTGATGGCGTCGCAGTGGGAGTTCCAGATAGGTGCGAATGCGCCACTGAGGGTGTGCGATGATTTGGTGATTGCTAGGTACATATTGCACCGAGTTACGGAAGAGTATGGTTGTAGCGCGTCGTTGCACCCGAAACCGTATAAGGGGGATTGGAACGGGTCTGGTGCTCACACGAATTTCTCTACGAGGGCGATGAGGGGGGATGGTGGTATCACGTATATAGTGGATGCGTGTGAAAAGATGCGTTCAACCCATGCTGAGCACATATCTGTTTATGGGTTACATAATGAGTTGAGACTGACAGGCAGGCATGAAACGAGTTCTTTGACAAAGTATAGTTGGGGAGAGGGAAATAGAGGGTGTTCGGTGAGGATTCCGTTGCATGTGGTTCAAAACAAGAGGGGATATTTGGAGGACAGACGGCCTGCGAGCAATTGCGACCCGTATATGGTGACGAGGATGATTATGGAGTCTTGTTGCTTTTAAGTGGTTACAATAAGTGGTCACAATAAGTGGTCACAATAAATGGTATAGACGAGAGTAAAAAACGAGAGTATATAAATATATAAATATATAACTATATAGCATGTGGCAACCGGCAGACAATGCATTGCGCGGAAAAGTATTTCAAAAAAAGGTATTAATAATTCAAACATCACCGCCTCACACGGGTAGTACGTTGTTGGTAAATTTATTGCACGGATTATTTGAAGGCAACAAGGATAAAAAAATAATATTTTCGCGCGATGACTTGTGCGATGACTCGTGGGAGTCTGGAGCGGGTGAAATAACGATATTGAAGAGTCATGATATAAACATTGACGGATTGATTAATAAATACGGTGCAAAATACAGTGTATTTTTCGTGTGTTCGGAACGCCCTTTAGAAAGCTCGTTAATTGAGGTGAAGTACAAGTCTTACAGAAATGTGATATCGTTTTATTACAATGAATTGAATGAAACACTACAAAATCCATTGACGAAAATAGTGAGCAAGGTTGGCGGGCGTGTTTTCGCGATGTTGAGAGGATATACGAATGCGACAATAAATGTTCAAAACGGGATTAAACGCGTTTTAGACATGAATGCCAAGTACAATGAAATCAAAGGGTTCCCTTTTAGTTACATAGACGATTTTTACGAAATACATGGTTCGCATAGAGGGCGAACATGATCTTGACTATTTTTAGAGAATTATTTTAAGAGAATTATTTTAAGTAAAAATCCCGTGCAACTAAATCACATGTTTCATTAATGTCATAAATTTTAAAAGATTCTTTTACATTTTCAGGTTCGATGACGAGTATATCCGCTCTCCCTCTTCCCCGAATTTTTAAAAATTCAGGCAACGTTTTGCACTTATAGTGATTTAATTGTATTACGGACATATCTGGATTGGGATTGAACGGTCCAGAAACCACGCGGTTGTCGGTTGTTTTGATACTGTAAAATGAGTTTTTTGTGGAAACATTGTGACAAGTGTTGTAATTTTTAAACAAACGGACGTTGAACAATGTTTTTACGTGTTGATCACCAAATAAAGAACACTTGACGAACCTTTGAGTCACTGGTTCATCTTCCTCCGTTTGGTGTCCAGAAGAACCAAAAAATCTCCAGTTCATTGCAATTCCACCGCATGGTAGGTTATTATTAGGGCATTTGATGTATTCGTTTATGAAATCAACAATATTTTTGTGTTTTTTTAAAACGATGAATTCATCCACATCAATATGCGTCGCGTGTGTAATCCCATTTGTCATCATGAACGTTTTCGTAAAATGACGAAGAGCAACGTATTGCATGATTCTTCCAGGAAGATGTATAACCTTTACATTTTGAGAATATGAGTTTAATTGATTTCCATAAGTTGGGGTATTTTCATTATCGTAAATGAAAATGTATTTGAATCCTAATTTTATGTGATATTTTACAAATTCTTCAATATATGTTTGTTCTAATTTTGCAATACAAACTATTGCTGGTATAATTTCCATATATAACGCAAATATTTAATATATTTAATATATTAAACGTATAATGGTAAATACGATAGACATTGAAATAATTATTTCTAGATATAATGAATCGTTGAGTTGGACATTGATGGAACCATTCAATCAGTTCAAATACACCGTGTATAACAAAGGCGACAACGAATTGTTTGAAAAAACGCATGTAACAAAAATAATTAATTTGCCAAACGTAGGAAGAAACGACCATACTTATTTATACCATATTGTAACCAATTACGATAAATTAAATTTAATAACGGTGTTTTTACCTGGTTCAACGGATCTAAAATACAAAATGTACCGAGCGAAAAAGGTGTTGCACAATGTAACGAAACCTGAAAACGACAAGGGTGCCATAATCGGCCACACATGTAGAGGCATTTTTGAAAAGTTTAAAACATTTAACCTGAACTCGTACGCATGCTCTTCCGAAATGAATAGAACAAAAAATAATGAACACTTGCTGAAACCGTGCATTATAAGGCCTTATGGGAATTGGTATGGAACATTTTTTGGCAAAGAAGATATTTTTCAATACACTTACTGGGGAATATTTGCTATACATAAAAATGATATAACACATCATCCTGTCAGTAGATATAAGATATTGATGTCCATTCTATCAACACACTCCAACCCCGAGGCCGGTCACTATATAGAGCGAAGTTGGTGCAGAATTTTTCACCCGATGAATTTCACTGAATTTTACGAAGAACCCGATCCTCATGAACAAAAAAGTAACTTAATCAAGATGTCTCTTGGTAACCTATTATATTAATGGGTTCATGTTAAAAAAATGTCATTTTGATTGTTTTGTTTTTATTTTTATTACTCATTGATTTGCGCGCATTGTTGGTTGATTTCATATTATTTAAAAATTTTTGCATGTTGATTATTTTGTGTCCAAACACACCAACTCCTCCTGGGAAATGATGAATGACCTTGTTACTATGAACGTTGTGATCATTGTTTACGGCGAAAAATTTTAATATTTTATTATCATATAAATTATATTTAAATGCATTATACACAATATAAGGTTGGTCAAAAGCGCAAAAAAAATGCGGACGGTTGATGATATCTTCACTAATATTTCTAAATAAATTCTTTATCGTTTCGCAATTGTTAAATAACAATATTCCACTTGTAAATGCTGTATAGTTCTTATATTTATTAATTTCATTTCCAAATAACGTTTTCCCATAATAGTCGGCTGGGTCGGATATGACACCTTCTTCAAGTGCGTACAATATATCCTTGACACAAATGTCAAATACTTTTGAAACGTCTGATTTTACGATAATATCTGTATCTAAATAAAGTATTTTTTCATAATTTGACGACGATGTTAGTCTAAAAAAATCAAGTCTTGATTTACACGATTTATCCAAGTCGCCGTAAGTGTCGTTTATTTCAAACAGTATTTTTGAACAGAATAAACGATGTCGTGTAATCATGTCCCTAAATGAAGAAGATGTATATACGAGTATTTGAATGTCGTCTTTTAAATTTCCATAAAGCGCAACGCTTTCTAAGAAAAGGTAAAACATCTCAACGTATTTTATTTGATTGAACAAACAACAAAAAATGCACTTCATGTTATAAATTACGGGCACATTTTAATGTCATGGTAATTTGTTTTTACAAACGAATTTGTAAAACCCAACAACCTATGTTTTATTACATTTTTTTTCCATAAATTATTCAAATGATTCAAGTCTGTGTCGTCCATGATTAAAATGGTTTTGGATTTGCATAATTTCATGGAATTATTGATGTCCATTTCCGCAATTTCAACAGAGTGACACCCATCTATATGAATTAAATCGTACGTATTTTTAATTAATTTTGGTAAAACGATTACGCTACTACCAATTATTAAATTCACTCGTTCTCCATACATCTCTTTGATTTTGTTGTAACACGGTTGAGTATATTTGTGTTCGCAAATATCAACGCAAGTTATATTAATCGTGTCATTTGCGTTAAGCATCAATAGTGTAGAAAATCCAGCGTTGAAACCAATTTCCAACACATTTGAAGAAGAGCACATTTGTGACGTCAAAATTAAATTAACTTGTTTGTCAAAAAAAATATTCACGTAAGTCATCGTTTGGTGAAGCATGAAAATATTACCCTCTAATTTTTCACCAAGATTAATTATAATGGGTAGCAAATGTTCATTTATAAATTGTTTTGTTTTTTTAATGATGGCTTCAATTTCTTTTTTTTTTGAATTATTTATAAAATCGTATTTTTGCATTATATTATATTACGAAGATTATATTTAATGTTGTCGCAAAACTCGTTGAGCAAATGTCTATCGCATTTCATCGTTATTATCGTTATCATCGTTGTTATCATTATTATTGTTGTCATCGTTGTCATCGTTGTCATCGTTGTTATTGTTGTTATCGTTACTATTAAATTATACTGATGCGCAATATAGTTTAATACATTATTTCATTTTTTCAATTTAACTTGTGACCGAAAATGGGGCGCTTTTTACAAAGGGAATTTTACCAAATTCAGACCAATACCCAATCCGGCTCCTTGCCTACTACTGATGCCCATAGTAGGGATGTACGTGTCTAAGATGCTGAACGTGGCGGCGGCGGTGAGCGCTATTAAGGCGATTTCCTCGTAATTAAGACCGCGCTTGGCGTTGGGTATAGCATAAGCTGCAATAGAGACCATGAAACCTTCCACGAGGTACTTGATGATTCGTTTAATCATTTCGCTAGTATCAAACATTTCGTCAAACATTATATAAATTGTTTAGAGAAAAAAATATATATATTGCGATAAATAACTTAGAAATAAATGGATGTATAAAAGTATATAATGTCTAACAAACAACAACAAAAGCGGACGACTACAAAGGAGATTAATTTTGAGAGAAGGACTACGAAAAATGGAGCGCCAAACTTGAAATACGTGGATCTCTTGGATGTGGATTCGCCTATTGCTGGCCAGTCGTTTTGTTTGTTGTCGTTTTTGTCTCCTGAGAAAATTTTGAAACAAAGGGAGGTCTATTATTTTTCAGCATTCCTAAAGAAATGGGATTTCGCTAAATCAATGGAGAAGTTTTCGCAGTTTTTGAATTTCGTGTCATACAAGTACAAATTATCGTTTGAAGATTTGATGAAAGATTACGAAGAGTTTATTAAGGAAGAGCGACCCAACTTGGTGAATGACTCGGTAGAAGGAGAGTACGCCACTTATTTAGACCACAATGAAGACCGGTTGGAGAAAGAGTTCAATTTGGAGCACAACTTTCAAACATCTACGCGAGGAATCAAGTTCAGAGGCGCGTTCCCTAGTTTGCAGGAGGCGGAACTTAGAAGCAAAATGCTAAGAGAAAAAGACCCTCACCACGACATTTACACTGGGGAGTGCGGTGTTTGGATGCCTTGGGAGCCGGAGGCGTATAAAACTGGTAGAGTGGAATATATGGAGGAAGAGTTGAACCAGCTGGCGCACAACAAGAATAAGAACGAGGCGAACGCGAAGAACGCCTTTGACCAGCGCATCAAGGAGTCTAAGCGTCAGGCGATGGAGGACAACGTGAAGAAGGCGGAGAAGTCGGGCAACGTGTTGTCTCAGACGATTGATGAAAGCGGAGAATTGGTGGGCATCTCTAATATGAATACACAGGAGTCCAGTTTAAAGTCGCGCAGAGAGGATGGAAGAGAGGATGGAAAAGAGGGGGGGGAGGGGGAGGGAGAGGGAAGAGAAGAGGGAATTTCGGTGGCCGACATTAGGAGCGAGTTGTTTGAGGGGGACAATGTCGTGGTGGGCAAGAGCGATAACGGGAGAAGTCAGTTGTTGAGCGGTCCTTTTTCGGAGCAGGCGAGGTACTAAACGAAGTGTTAATTACAAAAGCATCGTGAAATCATTCGCGCGGTAGTGATGCACCAGAAAACTAACGGTTCCCAATAGTACGTCTATGAGCAAAAAGGTCCATGCATAGGAGTGCGTGTGTATCGCGTGGTAGGCGAATAGTGTGTATAACACGGCATGGACTGGCCTTAGGGAGTTCCACCATATTTTCTCGCCCATTGTTTCCGCGCCCGTTTTCCTAGAGCCGGTGATAAATATGTACATGAATCCGATTGCTGGTAGTATGGCGATGTATCCCATGAGTTTAAGGGAATTCGGACTCGCGTGTTTGGCGATATATGCTAAAGTAAAACGGCTTCCTAAACAAAATATTAAAAAAAGGGCGAATCTGGTGGCCATTGGGGTCATTTGTTAAATAGTGATATAACAAATGATGAGTGTTGTTTAATTAATGGTGGTTCATTGCATTCTTTTAGTTCATTGCATTTTTTTGGTTTATTGTATTCCTTTGGTTTATTGTATTCCTTTGGTTCATTGTATTCCTTTGGTTCATTGTATTCCTTTGGTTCATTGTATTCCTTTGGTTCATTGTATTCCTTTGGTCCAGTTATTACTTGAAATGGAGTAGTTTCTTCCCTATGAAGAACCAGAGGAAAGCGACGAATGGCAACCCTAGGAGGAAGCCGTATTCAAGCCCTTTGTCTCCACCGACTAGGAGGGACCCGATGAAAGGGAATGCGAAGCAGGATATAACCGCATAGGAAAGCATGATTATCCAAAATTGTGAGTTGTTCATTATAACATGGATGGAGAAAATATATATAATAATGGCGCGTATAAATGGGCATTTATAATTGCGCGGTACATATAATGCCAATCACGCGAACTGACTTGCAAGGACTACGGTTACAGTACCTTAACGATGCGACTAGTAGAGGGTCATTAGAAAATGACGTGGAGTTGATTAAAATATCCGCGCTCATTGCGAACAATGCGGGATTCACTGTGTATAAATCTTTTCCCACAGGTTATGAAGAACTCGTGTTGCATTCTATGGTGCAACAATTGTCTAGTTTTTTTGAAGACAGTTTAGTAACGTTCAATGTAGAGAATGAAACCGGCAAGGCTACGATTACAATAGACTGGACTGACTTGCTAGCGCCTTTAATAGAGGTAGAGCCAGAACCCAGTGCCTTAAGCGAACCACATCAACAAGAATAAATAAAATTGAAATACTTTTGTTATAAGGTTAAGAAAACAACCACCCACTAAAACGCTTAAACACTTTTAAAAACATGAATACTACGAACGACTCGGATACTTGCGATGATAACAAATTATTGAACGAAGGTGATATTGAATCTGAGATCAAACTAGTACAACAGTATATAAAAACAAATCAAGAGGAGTACTTAGCGTCTTTCCTAAAGATAGATGGAAAACTTTCCATCCCAAAGTTAGAGAGGAGTAATACGTATTGCGCACCGAAGCTGTACCAATCTTTCCAAAACATATTGGAATTGGCGGAAGACTTGGTAGAAGAAGACTTGGTAGAAGAAGGCTTGGAAGAAGACTTGGTAGAAGAAGACTTGGAAGAAGGCTTGGCAGAAGACTTGGAAGAAGACTTGGCAGAAGACTTGGAGGAATACCCACAGGAACCAATATTTAAAAAAATGATGAAATATTTTGCATATCTATCTAACTATCTCTAACTATCTAACTATCTCTATCTATCTAACTATCTCTAACTATCTCTAACTATCTATTTATCTACCTAACTATATGTGACCCTATTTTTTTAATTAAATATAGTTATATCGCGAATCATATTAAAGACAATTAAACAAGACATATACCGATGTCTGCAACAAGGAACGACCCAACAAGGAACGACCCAACAAGGAACGACCCAACAAGGAACGACTCAACAAGGAACGACTCAACAAGGAACGACCCAACAAGGAACGACCCAACAAGGAACGACCCAAAAAGAAGAACGGGACCGGAGTGCGCGTGGTGCAAGAGAGGTGGGCAACACAAGACGGTATATACGAGTCATTGGATGTTCGGCAAAAAAAACGAGGTGATATGCCCGAAATTGTTGAACGAGCGTTGTCGCAATTGTGGGTTGATGGGTCACGTTATGGGGAAACATTGTAGCGAGCCGAGGAAAGATAAGTGTGACTTGTTGCCGGCGACCAAAATGAGGAAATACAACTACAGAGAAGATGATGATTATTGTGAAGGCGATAGTGAGGACTACGATAAATTCCCATTGTCTTCCGATTCTGATTCTGATTCTGAGGACGAATCAGAGGACGAATCAGTACTGGTAGAACAGTGTAATGATTGTCACGGTAAGGAAGAAAAAGAACCGGTTAAAAAAACATGGGCGTCTGTTGTGGCTAATAATAAAGCGTGACCTACATAACAAACAAAGAATGATAAAACAAAGAATGATAAAACAAAGAATTATTTAAAATGTAATATATTATATAATATTATATTACATGTCGTCTGGGAACACAAAGTATGGGGATGGTGCATTGCAACACAATTCCACTGTTGGTGGAAATAGCACTGCAGTTGGCATTGACGCTTTACACAATAGCACCGCAAAATGGAATACCGCGGTCGGAGCGTACGCGGGATATGCTACTACAACTGGAATTAGTAATACTAGTTTAGGGACAAATGCGCTTTTAACAAATACGACCGGAAGCTATAACACGGCTTTAGGAACCGCGGCGATGTGTTTTAATATAATTGGGGAAAAAAACACGGCAGTCGGGTCAAACGCGTTGGTGAACAATACAAATTCAACAAATACCGCGGTTGGTTACCTCTCGTTAAATTCTAATACGAGTGGAAATCAAAATACCGCGGTTGGGGCGAATTCGTTATCAAAAAATACAACTGCTGTCGGTAACGTGGCGGTTGGTAGTGATGCGTTAATATATAATACGACCGGAGGTTCCAACACCGCGGTTGGAACAAACTCGTTGTTTGGCAACACCGGAGGGAATAACAATGTTGCCGTAGGAACAAACGCGTTACAGAATAATCAAGCAAGTAATAACGTTGCGGTTGGTTACCAGTCACTTCTGTCCAACACCACTGGAGCCAATAATACCGCGGTTGGACATCGGGCGTTAGAAACAAATAAAACTGGTTTAGAAAATGTTGGGCTTGGATTGTTGGCGTTAAAAGGAAATACTGCTGGTCGGTTAAATACCGCAGTTGGCTCATACGCGTTACAGAATAATCAAGCCGACAATAATACCGCGGTTGGAAATCAGGCGTTAAATGCAAATACAACTGGTGATAGTAATGTTGCAGTTGGATTACAATCATTGTCATTTAATTCAACTGGTAATAATAATGTTGCAGTTGGAAATTACGCGTTAAATGCAAACACAACTGGTATTGAAAATGTTGGGCTCGGATTGTTCGCGTTAAAAGGAAATACTGCTGGTCAGTTAAATACCGCAGTTGGCACATACGCGTTATTCAATAATCAAGCGAGTAATAACGTTGCGGTTGGTTACAAGTCACTATATTTTAACACAACCGGTTTAGCCAACACCGCGGTTGGCTATCTTGCTTCATATTCGGGCACAACTGGAGAAAATAACACTGCGGTTGGACATCGTGCTTCATATTTTGACACAATCGGTTTAGCCAACACCGCGGTTGGAGCGTACGCGTTAGAAAAAAATGTAACTGGTATAAATAACGTAGCCGTCGGTTCTCAGACTTTGCAGAATTTTAATGGAAGTAATAACACTGCGGTTGGATCACTTGCGTTGGCAAATGTTACTACTGGTGGTAATAATACAGCACTTGGCTATCAGGCGTTAAATGAAAATAAAACTGGTGATTATAACGTTGGGCTCGGATTGTTCGCGTTAAAAGGAAATACTGCTGGTAAATTTAACACCGCAGTTGGTACATACGCGTTGCTAAACAATCAAGCCAACAATAATACCTCGGTTGGATATGAGGCGTTAAATGCAAATACAACTGGTATTGATAACGTTGGGCTCGGATTGCACGTGTTAAAAGGAAATACAGCTGGTAACAGAAATGTCGCAGTTGGCACATACGCGTTATTCAATAATCAAGCCAACAATAATACCTCGGTTGGATATGAGGCGTTAAATGCAAATACAACTGGTGTTGAAAATGTTGGGCTCGGATTTAACGTGTTAAAAGGAAATATAGCGGGTAACAGAAATGTCGCAGTTGGAAATTACGCGTTATACGTAAATACGTCTGATGATAACACATCGGTTGGTCATTCCGCGTTAATTGCAAACACAATTGGCAAAGAAAATGTTGCGATCGGAACATACTCACTGCACGATTCGTCTGTGGGAATGTCAAATACAGCCGTCGGATTCAAAGCGTTGTTTAGTGCAACCGGTGCCACCGGTATGAATACCGCCTTGGGACATAGGGCCGGTATTAGTTTAACAACCGGTCACAACGTGACCTGTATTGGGTACGATGCACAGCCGAGTGCTAATAACGTTATCAATGAAATCACGCTGGGAAATGCATCTATAGCAGCGCTTAGATGTCAGGTAGCTATTACAGTTTTAAGTGACGCCAGAGATAAAAAGGATATCGTAGAGATAAGTGCTGGACTAGATTTCGTGAATCAGTTGAAGCCTGTTTCATTTACATGGAATATGAGAGATGGTGGCAAGGTGGATATTCCGGATACGGGGTTTATAGCACAAGATTTAAAACAAGTACAAATAGATACCGGAATTACAATCCCTGGCTTAGTCTATGAAGCGAATCCAGAAAGAATGGAAGCCTCTTATGGCATGTTGTTGCCCGTCTTGGTGAAGGCGATTCAGGATTTAAAGAAGGAAGTGGATGAATTGAAAGCCCGATGAAAATTCTGAGAAAATTCCCCAGAACATTCCAAGAAATTTCCCCACAAGAAGAAATTAATTCAAATATTTACAACTATATGGAATGGAATATGTTTCAGTTGCCCACTGGCTGAATCCGGAGCCGTGGGGATAAACAGAAAAGGCGATAACTTTTACGGCGTAAGAAAATAAATAAAAATCAATCATGGTGTTCTGCAATTTTACGGTATCAATGAGCACGCCTTCTCCGGTGTGGGTGATTTCGTTAAAAATGGTTTTAATAAAAGCGTACTGTTGAGTCATTATTTTTTTAATATTAATGTTGTCAGAAATCAGCAAATATTGTTGAGTTGGGTCTAAATTATCAAGCGCATTTTGCATTATTTCTAAATGAGATTTATCAATTTCATTTATATTTCCGACTAAAAATTTGTCGCCGTACCTAATGTGGATGACTGTAAAGCCTTGTTTAACTAGTTTTAAGTAAGACAGTTGGTAATCTATCGCGGAGACCATTTTATCGGTAGGTGTTAATATTTGTTGCATGTACATTTTTTGTTTTTGGGATACTCCTGAGAGTGGATAATGGATGGAGCAAACACACAACGTGTTGCGTTTCGTTGGTTGCTTTGACAAATACTTGGCGAACTCTTTGTTGATTGACCTGAAAACATTTGTAGGTGTGAATTTATTCACGTTTTCATAAAACAGTGGTTGTTTGTCTTCGTAAGTTTTCAAAAATCGGCTTACTGGATGATTCAGTAAATTAATGTTATATGAGATGCCGTAATTGTCACAAAACTGCATCAAAAAAAAGGACCCTCTTATGAAATCCCCCAATCCAGTTGCGTTGCCGTTAGTGTATTTTTCTTGATAGACGTTTTCAATTATTATTTTAGACAGTCTTAATTGCCCTAAAAATATATTTACCGCACGGTCCGCAGTGGGTTTTCCGTGCAACGAGATGGGGATGCGATTGTTAGCGTGGTGCATTTCGTTGGGCTCGTGAATTGTAATTGATTTCTTTTGTTTCGCAGGAGCAATTGTAAGATGCATCGTTTAATGTATATATATGCGAATAATTATTATTACCACTTACTTTTTTTCACGCTTATTTTCTGACCAGCGCCCCGCTTTTTGGCAGAATTAGGGTCGTATTTTTCGTCCTCGTCGTCCGAACCCATGTCCTTAGACAATTCCCAAAACTCCTTTGAACCCAACCTGAAATCGTTGTGGTTTTCCGCCTTATACCAGAAAACCTGCTCGTGCAACTTGTTGGATTTCACATTGTTGTTGATCACCAAGCACTCGTAATTCTCCGTGCATTGGTCCATCACTTGGCAGAATGACTCAAAAGTGGGGAACATTCCTGCGTAGTTTTCGTGGATGCGCTTACGATTCGCGATATAAGGCTCGCGCAAAATAAAAACGTAATCTATATTTGTCCTGAGCGTGGGTGGTATGCCGAGCGGATATTGCATTGTTATGATAAGCATGACCTTCCAATGTCTCCCATTCATGAAGAGGAGCCTCATCATTTTATCACGAGCCCAAGTGTTGTCATACAGGCAGTCATCCAGAATGACGAACGCGCGAGGGTCTATGGTGCTTCGTTTGTACGTTTCCATCTCTTTCCGCACCTGTTTAAGCACTTGTCTCTGTCTTTTCAGTATGTTTTCTATGATGGCAGTGTTGTATTCGTTGTGGATAAACAGTTTTGGCACTAATTTCCCGTAGAATCCGTTGCCCTCTTCTGTGCCTGCGACCACGGTCCCTATAGGAATGTCCTGATGGTAGTAGAGCAGGTCGCGCACCAAGAAACTTTTACCGGTATCTCTGCGCCCGACTAGCACGACGACGGGTCCCTTGCTCTCATTCGCCTTAAAACTGATGTTTTTCATGTCAAACTTCTTCAGTTCTAGAGTCATATATACATAGGTCGCATTTTAATACTGGAAATGTACGCATTTGGTCTTAACAGGCGCGTGACGACTTATTAAAATGCGAAACTTGCTTGCTTTTTAACCAAAGCAAGTTTTAAAACATTGACAAAAAAATAAACTGATATGTCATGCTTTTAAAAGCGAAAACAAAATTATAATATTGTTTTTAAATTTAAAAGCAAATTATTCTGGAGATGCTACGGAATTTCGTAATAAGTTTAATTAATACACGAATTAACAAATAGCTCTCACGAGGTTGCAGGTGCAAGATTTAATTACGAAACATTTCCTTTAATTTTGCTTTTAAAATTAAAAATTGAAACGTTTGATGGCATGTTGGTTTTGATATATATATCAAAATCAACTTAAAGACAACCCACGTATATAATATATAACGAGAACAAGAACATGCAACAACAATTTAACATCACAGAACTCATTGAGAGCAACCCTATCACGAAGTTGTCTTCGTCATATAACAGCAAAATGCTAACTAAAATAAAAGAAAAATTCACCGGGTTTGAACAACAGTTGTTCGTGGGTAGTTTCTATTGTTACTTAAATTACGATAAGAATAAAGACTTTGTGATTGACTTGGACAACGTGTGGAAATGGTTGGGGTTTAGTCAAAAAGCAACTGCGAAAACACTTTTGGAGTTGCAATTTAAAATTGAGGTGGATTACAAAAATGTGGCTCCCCCAACTTCGGGTTCAAGTCACGGCGGACACAACAAACAAACAATCATTCTCACGGTCAGATGTTTCAAATCTCTTTGCTTGAAGGCTCAGACAAAGAAGGCATGCGAAATTCACGAGTATTACATGAAAATGGAAGAAACATTGCACGAGGTCGTGGAAGAAGAGACAGACGAGTTGAGGATGCAACTGGAACAACTAAAACACGCGTCAGAAGAAGAAAAACAAGCTTTAAACAACGAAAAACAAGCTTTAAACAACGAAAAACAAGCTTTAAACAACGAAAAACAATCCCTTAACAAAAAGAGTCAAATACTGGACAAAGAGCATCAACAAATAAAGAAGGCGTCAGGTCGCGCGATAGAGCAGGCGACGATAGTGCAGTTCCCGCTGAACACGGAGTGCATATATTTCGGGACGATTGGCAATACAAATATGGCGAACGAGCGATTGATTAAGTTCGGTCACACGAACGATTTGGCGACAAGGGTTTTGGACCATCGCAAGAAATACGAAGACTTTGTGTTGGAGGTTGCGTTCCGAGTGCAGAACAAGGTGGAGATAGAGAATTTGATAAAAACGCATCCTAGAATCAAGATACAAATCAGGAGCATTGAGGTGGCTGGAAAGGTGAAGACGGAAATCATCGCATACGATTCGGACCACTTTACGATGGACAAGCTGACGAAATATATAAAGGAAATAATTCATTCAAAGACGTATAGCGTGGATAATTTCAATCGCGTTATAAAAGAAAACGAAGAATTGCATGAGGCAATGAGGACGTATGTAGAAGAGTTAAAAGGATTGAAAGAGCAACTTAACACGAAAACGATGGAATACGATGAGGCGATTGCGACCAATGCCAAACAACAGGTGATGATTGATTCCGCCACGCATGATGATTCTGCGGAGGAACAGATGCAGACGGTTTATCACAATCCGTTGTTGCTGGACAACGAGCTGACGCAAAAGTTCAACGAGTTCATAAACACGATGTGTGTGCTTCATCCGGAGATAGAAGAATCATCCGCCAATATGGAGGGGCAGTTCCGGATATGGTGCAAAACCAAGCCGAAGAAGGAGACGTTCCACGCTCTCAAGAATTATCTGGACACTCGGTTCAAGCAGACGAGGCTTTCAAAACAGTCGGAGGGGCACATGGTGTGTGGTTATGTGGGTGTGAGGTTGAACACACTGGAGTACAAAAAAAGATTTGGTAATAACAATGCGGAGAATTTCGCGTTTCAGGTATGCACCTTTTCGCCGACTGGTAAAATGTTGAATACTGCTTTGTTGAGTGAGTACCAAAAGTGGAAACGTTCGTTGAACAAACCTTGCACGGAAAATGATGTCTCAGAATTGAAAGAGTATTTGAATGGCAGTGATTACGTGGTCAAGGCGGTTGTGTGGGCGAGTGGTGGGTCAAATGAGGGGTATTATGGTATATCGCTTAGATCCACTGATTATAAACCAAAGTACGCATCTACGACAGGCAAGAAGGTGGAAAAGGTGACAATTGCGACGGGGATTGTGTTTGGCACGTGGGATACGATAGCGAAGGCTGCGACGGCGGAGAATATGTCGGCGGCGAAGATGTCTCGGAGCATTAAAAACGAGGTGGTGTTTCAAGACGATTACGTGTATCGTGTTCAAACGTGATTTGCTAACTGCTAACTGCTAATTGATAATTGAGGGATTAACGCTTTTTACAGTGGGAGCGAGTGTGGGAGCGACGACTCCTTTTTGATTTTTTTTGGTGCTTTCTTTGCTTTCTTTGTTTCTTTGTTTTTTTGTTTTTCTTTGTTCTTCTTTGCTTTCTTTTTGAACCGCCATAAATAGTACAAGACGGCACAATCCCCATATCGGCAAATCCGTTATTACTGGGTATTTTTTGGTCCACTTCACGTATTTCTTTCCAAAAATTACTGAGAAACGTAATTCGTTCTCGGCTTTCAGTTGTGATTTCAGTTATTCCTTCATCTTCAGGAATATTTGGTTTAACAATTTCAGGCATAGTGTTAAATGTAGTTTTAATATGATTTGATGATTTATGCAACTCGTTAAACGCGAGTCGTTGTTTTTTCGCTTCGTCTATCAAAACACAAGTTATGTTTTTTTGATGTGGTGTCATGGGATCACGAACATCACTACTATACGGATTTATATTATTTGCATCAGTTATATTTCGTGATTCTACTAATTGATTAAGTTTAACCTTTTCAAAAAAAATAAAACACATTCGCTTCGTGTCATGTATGATTTGTTTAATTGTTTCTTTTTCACCGTCATCTAGTTGTAAATCAATTGGGTTATACATGTCCGAACTTATTATTTTAACGTATTCGTCACGATCAAAATCACCTTGGGTTAGTTTTGCTTTTATGGTTCCACTTGTTGTCCAATGTAGATAAGCATCCCAAAATATATTTGCCCAATTTATACCTTGTAATCCTGAAAACCCAGGTAAAACTAATGACAACCACAATTCATTAACTGCAATATCAGATGGATTATCAAAAAACCACGAGGATAATTTTCCATCACTATTTTCTTTCAATAATTGCAATTTTCTTTCGGTGATTTTCGTGCGCTCACGTGAAATATCTTCGTCCATTCGCCCTTTAAACGATGGGGGTCTTTTATTCATTCTTACATTACCCCAATATAATAATATAAACAATACGCGTCTTATATTGTCTCCTAAAGAAACAATATAGGGATATTAGTTTAAAAATTAGTTTAATTGTATATTTAGAACACAAATGGCGATTGAAATAAATTACCAAAAGAGGAAGAATAAGGAGCTTTTCAAAAGCATGGAAGAGGACGGGGACATTGGTTTAAGTGAATTGCAGAATTACATTCCTGTTTATAAAAGTTTTTTTTCGCTAAACGAAACGAACTACAATTCAATAAACTTGAACCAAACGTGGTCTATAACGGAACTAACAAAGGAAAATTGTCCGCGCAGTAATTTCGGGTACTGGAAGAACATGCACAAGTGCATCTCCAAGGACGTGGCGAATACGAAATCGCGTGAAATAAACGTGTTTTTCAAGATGGCGCCATTGCTCAACCCATTCAAATACTTAACTGGGAAATATGTGGATTGTGGTAAGGATATATACAAATTACCGCACTTGTCGGATAATGAAACCGTGCATTCTGCGATGTTGGACATGAACAACTCTGCTTATGTGGATGGTTGTTTCACTTTTTTGTCAAGCCACTTGATTCACCAGCACGGGTTTATTCACGGAGTGGATTACTACGGCTCCTTTTTGGGTCACAAGTGTGGATTCAAAATGGATGTGATTGACGACTTGGAGCACTTGACTTCTTCAGAGTACTTTATTAAAAACAAGGACGTGTTATTTTCGGTGGAAGATTACTCCCACATTATTTTGGACAATGTGTCGCACGAAAAGTTGAAACCGATAATTATAGAAGAGGCGGAATTGTTGGGGGTGGAAGAAGTGGAACAAATAGGGGATGATATGTATGAAGGGATATTTGAGTTTCAGGACGCGATAACATTAGATGATTTGAAGGACATGTCGCTAGAGCTGGTTGATGTGACACTGGATGTCGTGGAAGAAAGTTCTTCTAAAAATGTGTCTCATCATGCGACGAGAACGAGTACGAGTACAAGTTCAAGTTGTTCGTCAAGGACGTCGGTTACTAACAGTGACGATTACATAAGCGGACAGGAGGATAGTGAAGACGATGGGAAAGGAGATGAGGAAGGCGATGAAAGCGGTTCTTCTAACTCTGGTTCTTCCTCTAACTCTAACTCTAATTCTAATTCTAATTCTAATTCTTCTAATTCAGAGTTTAAGGAAGAAACATTGAATGCGACGATAAACAAGTTTCCTGTGCAGGTGATAGCGATGGAATACTGTGAGACTACGTTTGACAGTTTGATAGAAAACAATGATTTAAAAAACGAGGAATGGATGTCGGCTCTGATGCAGGTGATTATGATTTTATTGACTTACCAGAAGGCGTTTGCATTTACGCACAATGATTTGCACACAAACAATATAATGTGTAATGCGACGGACAAGACTCATATTTACTATTTGTACAAGAAGGTGTATTACAAGGTTCCGACGTTTGGTCGCATATTTAAGATAATTGATTTTGGTAGAAGCATATACAGGTTCAAAACGCATTTATTTTGCAGTGATAGTTACCAGCCAGGGAACGACGCATCTACGCAGTATAACACGGAGCCTTATTTGAACGAGAGCAAGCCGAGAGTGGAACCGAACTATAGTTTTGACTTGTGCAGACTGGCTTGTTCCATATATGATTTCATAATAGAGGAAGACATTGTCAGTGCGGAATACATCTCTAAAATGAAACCGTTTGCGCGCATCATTAGGGAGTGGTGTTTGGACGACAACGGCATTAATGTGTTGTACAAAACGAATGGATTGGAGCGATACCCTGGGTTCAAGTTGTACAAGATGATTGCTAGACACGTTCATAAGCACACTCCGAAGGCGCAACTGGAGAGACCGGAATTCGCCAAGTTTGCGATATCCAAATCAAACGTGAAAAGAGGGGAACCAATTATTGATATTGACCAAATACCTTGTTGCTCGGTTTAATTCCTTGTTGCTCGGTTTAATTGTTTGATGAATAATTAAAGAAGAAAAAAAAGAAGTAGAAGAGTTAAGGAAGAAGGAATACAAATAGGAAAAAATAAAATAATATAGTATGCATAAACAGGTGAAAACGATGGATAGGACATTTGGTTCCAGTCCTAAAAGTTCCAGTCCTAAAAGTTCTAGTGTTAGGAGTAGGTCAAGTTCAAATAGGAGGACTAGTAAATCATCGTCTGGTACGAGTTCTCTTTCAGTGGAAGAAGATTTGAAGATGCCTGACATGCTTCCAGCGAAACTGAATTATAGTGAAAAGGTGGCAAAAAAAATGAGAAAATTATTTCAGATGCGTGATAAAGTGGCACCATTTGACTCGTATTATTTGTTGGGCAACTTATTTTACGTATATCTTTTTAAAAAATACAAGATGGATTGTATAATGCCGCATTTTATTATAGACTTGCAATTGGATTCAATCCCTGCTTCACACGATGGAGTGATTGAAAGAAACGTTGATAAAATATTTAGATGTATTAAGAACGGCTCAGAAATAATAATAATACCGCTTGTTTTCAATGTGTTTATTGACGCAGGAAATAACACGGCGCACGTGAATTTATTGATATACAGACAGAGCACTGGGAACCTAGAACATTTTGAACCACATGGGTCGCATTATGATGGCAACGGACAAGAGTTTGTGACGGAACAGATAAACGCTTTTATAAAAAAAATGGTGGATGAACTGAATTTCAGCATAAGATATGACAACAGGGGGCAACCCGAGCATGAAAAAATGAAAAAAATCACTATGACACACTCTTACGATACTTGTCCAGACGAGGAAGGATTGCAAGTGTTAGAAGAGGCGAGTAAAATGCCGAGACTAATCATAGAACCGGAAGGATATTGCATGGTTTGGTCAATGTTTTTCACTGAGTTGTGTTTAAAAAACCCAGAGCGGTCAAGTAGGGACATATATGACGCGATAATGGAAAAAACGGAATTGTATAGTGAAAAAAACGATTATTTGCGGAATGTGATAAGGGGATATACTTGTTTTATAAATAATAAAATAGCAAAACACTTTTCCCACGTGTTTGACGAGACTGAACTGACACAAAAGGTTAACATGTTGTTGAACGATATGGACTTGGACCAAGAAGGAAGAGACAAACTAACCTCTTATGGGGAAAAGATGGTGGATATAATGGAAATGGAAACAGAATCGCGACGTGGGATAAGGCATCCTGAGGCGGCGGAGAGGTACGCCAGATTTGCAGAGAAAATGCGGGATGCTCGTTCGTCTTCGTCTTCGTCGTCGTCTCTGCATTCTCGGTCGCATTCTCGGTCGCATTCTCCGCAGAGGATAAAGAAAACGAATCGGTCATCAAAAAGGAAAGCCTCTTCGTCGTCAAAAAATGCAACACAAAAAAGGGACTCGTAACTTAGCCTTTTTTGGATCTATTTATTTCTTCCTTTGTTTGATAATAAAAGAATAAAAATAAATAAACAATAAACAAACAAACAATAAACAAACAAACAATAAACAAACAAACAATATAAATACAATAATTGATTTATATGGTTTTTGTGATTCTTATGGGTCTTAGCAAACTCGTTAGAAATCTGGCGCGTCATTGAACACTTCAGGTGCGGAGGGGACCATCGCGCTTTGCAGAGCAGGATTGACTTGGTCCATTACAAAATCGCCTAAAACAACGCTTGCATAAACGAGTACGGTGTCTCTGACGAGGACTTTGAGTGGGATGCTTTCTTGATTAACGTATTTCATTTCAACGAATTTGATGATAAAGTATATTGCGGCGGCGATTCCGGCGTACAAAAAAATGTTCTCCATGAATTGTGCGATTAAATTCTTATTTACATTTTAACGCGTCTCCCTCTCTTAAGATAGTATTTCAATATCGTGCAACATGTTTTGCGCGTTGAGTTCAACTACAGGTGGGCTTAAAACATGCACGTCAGTGCCAGCGAGTTCTATTGGGTCCATTGATATTTTAATTCTGTCTCCGTCGCTATCGCCACCGCTACTGCTACTGCCGGATATTTCGGCGAGTGCGCGTGCCTCACCTAGTTTCTGCAAAGTGATTAAATCTTTGGGTGCGATTATGGTGGAATCCACGTTATTGACATCTCTCACGGAGTCGCTATTGTTGAAAGAAAGTCCTCCGGCGGATTGCTGGACAACGCTGTCCAAAGGAGTGGAAGGTGGGGTAACCGTCTTTTCGTGTGTTACTTGTTCCTTGACTTCTTCAAGGATGTCTTCTTCAACGGATTCGTCCATGTAGGCGCGCAGTATGCTTTCAACAGGGATGCTTTCTCGCACTGCATTTAGGATGCTTTCTTGGATAAGTATTTCAATTTCGCGGTTATTCTTTTGAGTTTGCAGTGGTGCGATGCCGGTTTCAAATAGATATACATTTTTATAGACTTTTCGCGCGGCGTGGATGTACGTTTTGTGGATGAAGTCGCCGACTTTGGGGACGTTGATGTCAATTTTCTTTTGTTTCTGGCCTACGCGCATGGCGGTCAATAATTTGAGTTGAATGATATGGACACAGGTGATCAAATCTTCTAAATAGTGGCACCCGCTTTTTTCAACGATTCTGGAGCGTTCGTCTTCAATGATGGCTGGGTTCCATTTGGGGATGCGTGTGATGAGGTTTTGGAACGTCATGAGGTACTTGCTTTGCTCGTTGTTGTCTTTGCACAATTTGTGCGATTCTTCAAAGATGGAGCGAAATCCTTCAACTATGACTGGCGTCAAAATGGTGAGGAGTCGTGACCCCCACTCGTTTTTGGATTCGTGTAAACTAGATACGTTGAAATCGTCCATATTACATAAATGAAATATTTTCTAAACTAACGTCTGAACTTATAAACAACCAGTTTAGGATAAACATGATTAACAGTTTTTCGTTGCGGAACTCTTTTTTTATTTTATTAAAGGCGAATAGAATACTGTACTTCTTTTCAGCGTCAAAATGAGGAAAAAACGAGGGTTTCTCTAGCAACCCTAAAATATCAATGGCGGAGAAACCCTTTTCGTATAATTTAGTGGATACTTTTGACAGCTTGAAGGCGACCGGTTCTCCTCCAGTCGTGCCACCTCCAGTCTCAACGCCTAAATCGGGGAGCGATTCATTGTGCGACAGTGAGTCCATCACTGCATTCAGCTCTTTTTTTAGCGTCTCGTTGCTTTTCGCGGCGCAGGCGTTGGCGTTGAACATGAGGTCGGTGTTGTACTTGTGCAGGTTGATTATTTTTCCATTGACTGTGGGTTCAGGGATAAAAAAATCGCAAAAACGGGACAAAATCGGTTTCAACAGTTTGTACTTGTCTTCCACGATAATGAAAAACCTCGTATTATGGCTGAACAGTTCAATGCATCTACGTAGGGCTGATTGCGCATCCATCGTCAATTTATCCGCATTGAGTAATACGATGCTTTTGAAAATATTATTGGAGGCGATGTTTGTTTTCGCAAAAAATTTCACTTCTTCCCTTATGAACTTGATGCCCTTTCCGTGAGCGCAATTGACGTACATTACGAGGTCATTTATTTTGCGTTTATCGCCTTTGTAAATAAGGTCAATGAACTCATTGACGATGGTGCGTTTCCCAGACCCAGAACTGCCGTGAAAAATGATGTTTGGTATTTTCCCTGCACAAAGAAAGTATTTCAATTTATTTTTCACTTCTTCGTGTATTTTTAGGGACAATGTTTGGAGGGACAATGTTTGGAGGGACATTATTTTGACGTATATTAAAATAATGTAGGATGTCTTTAAATGCTTTTTGCGAGTAATCTTTTTGCGACCACGGCTTCGCCTCGTCTGGAAATATTTCCAAAATACGTAGTTTGTCTTGTTTCAGAAGATACATTAAACAGCGCTATTCAGAGGATGAGTGTAAGGGTTAGCAGCGAACGCCGACAATAACGCGCCATCCAGACGATTGCACCCCGCATTGTCGTCGTACTGTTGTTTCCCGTGCATTTTGCCATAATTTTCCTTGATGGGTCCCATCGGCGTGACGGACATCGGCGCACCAAATCCCATACTGTTTCTGTCCGAATCCAGTTTGCCAATATTCACGTTCATCTGCTGATTGAACAATTGAGACCCACCCAAATTGGGGTGATTGACCAGCGTCTTTTCCTTAAAAACATTGTTTGTCTGTCCGTAATCCGCCTCGTACCTCCTGTCACCATACTTGGCGGCAGCCCCTCCCACCCCATTAACTGCACTTGTGTTAGTAGAGTCGCGTTGGTTCATGATGGGGGTCTGTTCCGTAACCGTATAGGCACCAGTTGCGCTCTGTTGGTTGCCAATATAAGTATTTGGTGCGAAAATGGTGGTTTCCTTGATGGTGACACCTGTTGTGTCGTAAGGGTTGATTACGTAATTGCCCACTCCATGCACGCCTGAAGCGGGGTTGCCATAAACGCGAATATTGCTGACATATTCTTCCTTTCTATTTGGTTTCAACATATCCATGAATGGCGCGACCACTGCACCGATTGCGGTGGAGAGTCCAGACCCCCACGTTTGCGGTTGCGCATTCTTGGAGCGACTGTTGGCGTAATTCGTGTGACTTTTTAGGACATTCGTCAGATCATTTGGCGACCCTTTTCCCACGGCACTCATGCACATGATGTCCTTCACTCCTAGGACGGGTCTTTTCGTTTCTTGTATGGTTCCAGGCACGTAACTAGATGTTTTCAGCGCACTTACCGCCGCGCCCGCGTAGTAGTCAGACGTGTCATTACGGTTCTGATATTGGATGACTTCTTCGGCTATCAAACGAGTACCCTTTTCTTCACCGACTGTGGTGAGCCACCTGTCTTGCGTGTTGATGAAAAAAGTGTCTGGACGGTTTTTCTCCATCTTACCGAAGATTCCTACATTGGTTATCGGGGCTCGTGCAGGGCCTTGCAAATTGTCTAAAGAATATTCTTGTTTTGGGTTAGTGAGCACGCGCATTTCATCCACGTTCTTGGGCATCCATTTTTCGCGCGCTTCCATCCCTGAGTTGAATCCACCGCTACCGTCACCGTTGTACCCTTGGTTCAACCCAGGGCCGACATATTCGGACTCAAATGGTTTGACGTTGTTGGTCTTGTTGCCGGGAACGACACGGGATTGGTAGAACTCGCTCATGTTTGGCGCGCCGTAGGACCATTGCATATCGGCTTGGGGTTTGAAAAGCGGTGCTTGCTCTGTTTTCTTGATGAGTTGAGAGCCGGCGCCGGACATGTTGTCTAAAATGGATTGCGCGGTTTCGGGTTTATAAAATTGGCCCCTGACTTTGCCACCATTGAATGGGACCATATTATTGTGTTTGAATTGGGTGGTTGCAAGATAGTCGCCGGTTAGGGAATAGACTTGCGGTAATTCGGCGCCTACTTGCGCGCCGGAATTCTCCTTGGTTGCGTAAAAATTCTGATTGAAATACTTATCTGTTTCCTTGTTTGGGTTGGGGTAGTTCTGGACGGTGTCGGACAACTGTTCGTTATTCATCACGGGGTAATTTTTAGTGGGTACGCTCGTGTTGGGGAGCGAGTTTTGATTAACGCCCATATTCACGAATGGCTCCACCTTTTTCGCAAAAGACGAGGAAGAAGAAGAGTAAGAAGAGGAAGAGGAGTTCTTCGGTTGTTGTTTATAATTTTCGGCATTGACTCTGTCGGAAGTGGCAGTGCTATTTTGATTTGATATTACATAAAAACCGCCTAATGCTAGTAAGGGTATTGCTAATTCCATTATATATAATAAAATACAATTTATTTTATAATACTTATCGTGGTCCTGTTTTCTTCCTTTGAATCAAATTATTTTGGATTATTTTATTTATTATTTATTATTTATTATTTATTATTTATTAAATTATTACGTTAAAACGGTGTCCCTATCTTTTGCTTGACGCCACTGGTGCCAAATTGTACTTGCGCGGGTAATGGCGCATGTACTTTCGGGTCATTAAAACAGTCGTAATCTCTAACGAAATAATCCTTCTCTAAAATTCTCGTGCTTAAGTTGTTTTCAAATCGGAAGCAGACGTTTTCCTGTGGGTCAAACAGTGGATATTGCCATGCGACTTGTTCATTGTCCCTTATAGTCCAAGCGGGCGCGATGGCTCTCGGCTGTTCAGTGGTGAGTGCAGAACTGGTTGGGTAGGAGGCGGGAGCAGAATTAGCGTTCCTTTTTGAAAAGTCGTCTTTCCCTAAACAATCCCGACTGGTTGTGCCATTGACGCCTAATAGGGTGCTTTCCAAGTCAATGGTGTTGGTCCATAAGTTGCCACCCCATTTTTGCGCGATGATGTGAGGGTCAAGCATGAAGGCGGGGCTGTCGCCGTTGCCTGGCACGCTGAGGTGGTACCGACCTACTCCGGTAGATTGCTGAAGTTGTTTGATTTTTCTGTTCGGGTCATCGTGGAATCTGGTGAATGCCATGTTATATATTGTGATGGATTTTTATTATTTGGTTACAAGTTATTTAACGGGTTACATAATGAAATACTAAGCGCGCACGAGTTGTGACCAGCCATGTAAATAATTTAATTTTATCGTATTGCGGAAAAGAGTAAGGCGTAAATTGTTATTTTATATAGGATAACCATCGCCTGTGTTACTTAATAAAAAGTAAGCGTACTCGTTCCAATACAATTCTGATATGAACCCAGTCCCAGAAGGGTTAAAATTAAAACCAGTTGAGTAAGAATTATTGTCGTACAGCAGAGTTCTTCCACCGCTAAATGTAAATTGATTGGTGGTTGAACCAGTAAAAGCGTATATTGACCCAGTTGCTGGGTCGTAAAACTCTGTTCGGGCGTAATGATAATTCCAATACAAATAAGAATTTGAAAATGGAATAGTTGCTATTATTGTATTATTTACTAAATAGACATTATCTGCCCCAATAGAAAAATTTGCTCCTTGCGACGATTGATATGTAAATTGTTGCTGACTTGAACTATCATTATTTCCAATTTGAAATACACTTGGAAACCCATTACCGACACCAGTCCCAATAAAAAAGTTCTGTCCGTTTCCAGCAATATTCATATCATTAGTTGAAATGTAAAATTGAGAACCGTCATTTTGAACTTTTTCTGTTTGACTTATTGGATTGCTTAAAGCGGTAGGAGTTCCATATAAAAAATCCACTTGAGCGACATTAAAAATACTCGTAATAGTTAATTGACAACAACATTGAGCAATTGATGAACCTAATGAACTTGTAACATTTTGAAAATCACCAGCGACGCAAAGAAAGAAACTTATAAGTGATAAGCCCCATACGATATTATCAAATCCAGTTCCACTCGTATTATCAAGAGCGTATATGTTACCAGTTGTCACCCAATCGTATATCGCAATAAACCGACAATTCAACCCATTTCCAGTAATATATTCAAACTTACCACCAAAATAAATGACAGCATTATCACCGACAATCGCATTCACCTCCTTAGAAAACCCATTAGTTCCGTAGTTCGCCCAAACATCAACCCCAATAGTCCCAAAAGATGGAAGACCAGTTGCAACGTAACAAACATTGTTTAATCCGGTTTGAATAACAGGATAGGATATATTATTAAAAACCCCACCGATATACAACTTACCACTATTTGAATGATAATAAATACACCTTACCGCACCATCAAATGTAGCATTCAAAACCCAAGTTTGAGTTGAAAAATAATCAAAATAATAAACATTACCACTTTCACAACCAAGAAAAATATTTCCACTATCACTGGAAAAAGTGTTGATAGTTTCACCAGCGGGTAAAGTCCAAGGGACAGTTTGTAATGTATCAATAATAGGCACGACCGAACTTTGTAAAATAACTTTATGCTTCGCGATAGAAGACACTGGTATAGAGGTAGGATTATTTGAACTCGCTTGAACGAATTGTGTAGGGACGTAAGTAAGAGTTTCTGTAGAACGCAATGATTTTCCTGATGTGTCATCTATCCAAATTCCACATAAACCTGTTGGCAAAGGATTTGTACTTTGTGGTTCTAATGCCAAATAAGTTGGGTCTATTCCTCCTGAAACATGTAGCCCACCAAAAATTATTACATCCCCAGTGTATCCAGTCCCTGTGTAACCTGGACCGGTAGTGCCTTTATAGTTCATGTTTATCCAAGGACTACCACCTGTTGCACCCGTCGCACCGGTTGCTCCAGTAGCGCCCGTTGCACCAGTAGAGCCTGTCGCACCAGTAGCGCCCGTTGCTCCAGTAGAGCCTGTCGCACCAGTAGAGCCTGTCGCACCTGTTGCGCCTTGAAAAAACGGATTTAGTGTAGTGGTTATTTGATCAATAGTTGAACCATTAAAAAAAAGGGTGATGTTTTTATTACCGTTTCCGTTTATTCCCCAGATTTCAACGTAAAATCTATCAGTTGATAACATCGATTGACTGATAACTGGTGTGGAAATTAGATATAAAAATTGGCCCGAATGCGTGACGAGTGGAATTTGAACTGGTAGAGCAGGTGACACTGGTGATATCTGTGTTTTAGACCCATTTGCGTGGTAAATATATACGTAAATAGTCAAATAAGTACTCGCGTTAGTGGAGGTTGTGTCTGCCCAAATTTCAAAATTCCAATTTCCACCAGCTAAATTTATAATATTTGGATCCCCAACAGGTGTTAAAAAACTTTGAAGCATTCTGGTTGTATTTCCATCCAGAGTATTAATTATTATAGTTTGTAGTCCAACACTAATTTCTCTGTTTAAATCTTTTGGCACGCCAGAATACGTCCCCGTTGAACCAGCAATTCCTCCGGTTGAACCAGTTAACCCTGTATTACCCACACTGTTAATATCATTATTTAAATAATATATTGCGCCTGATGAAAATCCTGATTGTCCTCTTACTCCCGTCGCACCCGTCGCACCTGTTACTCCTTGAATACCTTGACTGCCAGTAGAACCGGTTGCGCCTGTTGCACCATCTACTCCGTTATAACCAGTGGCACCTGTTGCGCCCGTGGCGCCGGTTGCTCCAGTTGCTCCAACAAGTCCAAAAGGAAAGGTTATTCCGTTGATAGTTAATAGGTTGATGTTGCCGATATATCCGGTGGGTCCGTATTGCATGGCGGTTGGGCCTTGAGCGCCGGTCCATCCTAAATGGATGTTCATGTTGTCAATGATGGTTCTGTAGGATGTTCCTGAAGCCCCTCCATAATTTTCAACTAATATGTTGCTATTGACTTGCAGTACATTGTTGATGCCAAATGTGGCTCCGGCGCTACCAGTTCTTCCGGCGGTGGAACCAGGAACTTGTATGGCTGGCAACAATATGTTCGCTAGATTGTTTAATCCGGTGATGGCGGTTGTTGTGTATGAATTATTCGTATTATTCGCCGTGCTGGTTGGACTTGGTCCGTGTCCTAAACCAGTTGGAGGTTTTACAGGAACGTTAATTTGGTCACCCATTATATTATTATTATGTTATTATTATATTATGTTATCGCGTTATTATGTTATACAAAAAAATGGTATCCGGTTATATTTTCGGTGAATGATATAATATTCAATTAACTTATATGTCTTGTTCTCAAAAAGTATTTGTGATATCAACGTCTAAAGTTCTTAGTGAAATAAGTTCGTCCAATTTAATTAGTTACAAGTTTGTTGGAGACGTTCTTTATTATCACGTGGAAAACAGTGGGAGTGTGAAAATTGTGGATAAAGAAGTATTCAGTTTTGATAAAAAACAAGACTTTCCCAGTAACACGTCTCTTGGATTTAAAGCAATTATACCAAAGTACAAGGTGTCTATACCGAGTTTCACGATTGAAAAATTCCCGTTTTTCAACGAAGGATGCAATAATTTAAAAGATGAAAAATGGCCTTTAATATGTGGTGTTTCATCATTTGAAACAAAGAAAGCATGCAAAAAAGTTGCTGGGATAAAAGTTTGCGTGCCATATGTTGTCGCCAAGTTTGAAAAACGTCTGAACGAAATATACATAGATTCGTTGTCAATACCGGAGCAGGTTTTGTTTGTTATACCTGAAACAATATTGGAATTTAAATTTCAAATGCTTCCTACTTTGGAAGTAATAAAAAAAATTACTTCATCTGTTTCTTTGTCGTTGTATCCGTTATCCCCTCCTGGCGGGCTTTTGTCGTTTGAAATATCTAAATTTTTAATTGGTTTTGAACTTAACATAAATAGGCTACAATTTACGCATGGGGGAGTGGGAATTAAATTGCAAAATTTAAGGGTCCCATTATTACAACCAATTGATTATTTGGTTGGTAAAACTTCATTAACCTCATCAATAAGTTCTACAGGTGATTTGAAGTTATCGTATTTGATAACCACTTTCACGTTGTCATTGTACGATATATTAATTGTGGCGATGAATGCGGGAATAATGGCCAACGCCGTCAATATTTTAATAGTGGAAACTGCTATGTCGTCGGGCTCACCAAATCCAAACGCTCCTGGGGCATCAAATTCTGGTGCGCGCAAACTAATAGAAGACGATTGTCCTGAAATTATACTCAATTTTTTAAAAAATACGTCGGTTGTGTTTGAAGTGATGTTGTTGGTTTGTCCTGGCTTGGCACCGGCTTCTCCGTATTTTTTTAGTTTGGTTGTCACTGCGAAGACAACTTTAAAACCATTTCAAGGATTAAATTTAATAAAGATTCCTGATAAAATTCCAACCACTACAAACATTCCTGAAATTCCAAATATAAAATTACCATCATTTTTAGGAAGTGGATTTTTAAACAAAATAATAAATGATATAAATAAAATAGACGATGACGTTTTAAAAGTCGCGGGAAAAAAATTACTTGACGCGGCGGAGTATATTAAAAATAATTATTCTAATATTGAAATAAGCGCAAAGTTGCAAGGGGTGTTGCCAATCGTACCGAATCCACCTGCATAACTGTATAGAACTGTATAGAACTGTATAGAACTGTATAGTAATATTTATAATAATATTTATAATAAATATGAAGGGTATTAGTTTTCAAGGACAAGTGAATGTTCATGCTAAAAGGGTGAATGATTACGCAAAACGCAATCAAATCTCATCGGCAACAAATTGCTGTGGTTCAACCAACAATGGTCTTGTAAAAACTAAACTGGTCAATTTAATTAAAAGCATTAAAAATAATTCAGTTACATTTCACCCCGAAAGTGACCAGAACGATACTCCTGAAAGGGTTATAATAACGTACTACTCTGACTCAAACGTTTGTGGAAATTGTTAATGTAATTTTACCTACCACTGTTTAGGAGTAATCACCATTGTGGCGATAGTGTCTGGAGAAACCGCTGTTGAACCCGTCATCACATTAACGTAATTAGCTGGCAATAAAGGGCCATTAAATCCACTCACGTAATTAGTAATGCTAACGCCCGTCACACCGTCCGTTTTCCCCGCGGTGTTCAATATGTCGCAGTAATAAGAGTTGAACGAGTTGAAAGTGGTACCGTCTTTATAAACCGTTATGGGAAATGCGACACCACTTCCGTAAATCCAAAATCCATTAGATGGATAACCGGTTCCACCGATGTTGTTTGGGCTCATGTCAGGCATAACGATTACGGTTCCGCCCACCAAGGTTACACCATGACTCCCATAATTTGTTTCTTTGTAAGAAGGCCCTGGGCCCGTACTTGAATAAATTTGGTAGTTGAACATTTGACCGAAATCTGTTTGACCCAGCGCGAATGACCACGAAGTGGAACCTAGTTGAGAATAATAATAATAGATTGGCGAGTTTGCTCCTGTTGCTCCTGTTGCACCTGTTGCACCTGTTGCGCCTGTAGCACCATCTACTCCGTTATAGCCTGTAGCTCCAGTTGCTCCTGTTGCTCCTGTAGATCCTGTTGCTCCTGTTGCGCCATCTACTCCGTTATAACCTGTAGCTCCAGTTGCTCCTGTAGCTCCAGTTGCGCCTGTTGCACCATCTACTCCGTTATAGCCTGTAGCTCCAGTTGCTCCTGTAGCACCATCTACTCCGTTATAGCCTGTAGCTCCTGTTGCTCCTGTAGCGCCTGTTGCGCCTGTGGCACCACCGAAACTTCCGGGGACTCCTTGAGGTCCAATGGGTCCAGGGGCGCCGGTCGGTCCTTCAGGTCCTTCTGGTCCAGGGGTGCAACAATTTTTAGAACTTAGGTAATCGCTGTAATTTCTGGAATATTTTGACATATAATATAATATAACATAGTATAATATATTATTGATTGAATTCAGGTCTATTCATTTAAGACGAACTTGGGAGGGGTGCTAAACACAATTGAATAAATCCTAAAGTGGCGACGCTATACTTGACTACTAGTGGAAGGTCGTTCGCCAAATACACTTCAATATGAGGGCATAAATTGGTGCATTTAATGAAATATCCTAAATTTTTGAGAGAGAATTCCCCTTGGTCAATTTTCGCGGAATCTTGTTTTTCAATGAATCTCATGCTACCGTCGGCTTCGGCGCGATTAATTTCGGCGGTGGCAAAACACCCGACGCATTTAAAGATGAGTTCCCCACCGACGGATTTAATTTCCAGTTTATCACTAATACAGGACAAATCTCTGATTATTTTTTGGAAATCGGTGGAGGGGAGGTTAATGATGGAAGAGAACTTCACGTCTGGGTACTCTAGTTCTTCTGGTTCTGGCTCAATGAGTCGCAACTTTAGAATTCTGCACTGTTTGATGTCGCCATTTTCAAATTTGATTGTCAAGTTGCTGACGATACCGTCAGCGTAGTCCGAGTTTTCAATGTATATGGATAGCGTTTCTTCGTTGTCGCTAGAAGAAATTAGTTTGAAAAAATGGACCATGTTGAGTCCGATGATGATTTTTTCTTTTTTGCACACATACTGTTCAAATTTGGACGCGTCTAAACTTAAATGAACTAGTACAGTGTGTGATTTGTCCATGTTGATGATCCGGATACCGTCTTCCCTTAAGGTCATATTGGTTTCAATCAAAATGTCTTTCAATGCGGTCACTAGCGTTTTAAATGGCGCAATTTGAACGGTTTTTAGCATAAAGACATTTCCGTCACAGTTTGGTGAAGATTTCGGGAAATAGCTTTTGGACAATATGGACATATTATTATATTATATTTATTAAGGAGAAACCTTTAAATACTTATGCGTTTGATATAATTATTTACGTGTTTCTTCCTTTGTTGTAAGTTTATTCCTTTGTTGTAAGTTTATTCCTTTGTTTCTTTATTTGTTTGTATATTTCTTTATTATTTGGTTAATTGGTTCATTTGTTCATTTAGACAGGCTGATTCGTTTGGTTTTGGAGTGTCCATATTTGTATTTTTTCCTAGATTTATTTGCTAATATGAATGCTTTTTTTTTATGGTCGCAACCTTTTTCAATTATATCGTAATCAACTGCAGCGGCTTTCCCAGAAGTTAATGAACTAGCTAATCGCGCAAGACCCCATGATTTAGCGGTTTGATTGGGTCTTGAGCCGGACGAATAGTATGCTCCCTCCCCTTTTTTAACGATTTGATTTAACGCGGACAATTTACAACCGGTTTTCATTGCCAGTTCATTATTTGGTGTTATATTTCGTATATTGTATATTTTGCGAGCATTCAATATGTGGTTTGATTTTTTATTTTTGTAGGAAGACAATCGTTTGCGAGTGTAATATTTATTTATTTTGTAAAGTTTTTTTGATTTTTGCAACATTTCAAATTGAGTTTTTTTATCCTTTTTCGTTAAACCTTTTGGTAAATACTTTACTGGATACTTTGTCGGACTCTTTGTCGGACTCCTCGTTAGTTTCATTTATATGTGTATTATATGTGTATTATATGTATAAAGTAAATGAAACTAAGTGTTATAAACCTTCTGGTATAAACCTTCTGGTATAAAGTTCAGTAGTTTATTTGTGACTAGAACCAGAACCAGCTTGCTGTTGAGCTTGTATGGGGGCTACTGACTCAGCGTTGCCAAAAGAACTTGTAGAAGAGGTTCCACTACCACCTCTCATGCCACGGCTCTTGCGACTCCTACTGCTTCTGCGACTGCTTTTTCCTCGTCTGGAACCAACATTGACCCATCCGAACTTACCCTTCTTGGTACCGTAACCGCTCTTAATTAACCTATTGTCACGTTTGGCGCTGTGGTGCTTCTTCTCAGAGACGATACGACCGGATTTATTTTTCATAAGTTGTGCCTTCTTTAGACCACCGGACGTTTTGTACGCGGTCCCGTGCCAGACTTGGGCTCTGGTTCCGCACAGAACTTCAAATGAATTGCCATGAATTTGGTACTTTCCGTTGGGACTTTTAGTGTAACGAGCCATTATACAATATCAAGAGAAAAAATATATGGTGGGTCCAAATTGCTAAACTATTCTCACTCCCCCACTGCGTTCTTTTAATTCCTCGGTGGCGTCCCACCTCCCCCACTCTGTCCTTCCATTCTGCCTAAATAATTTACGGCAACTGGGATAAATGTTGTGCGCCCTCGTTGGCTCTTTAGTTGCAGTCGTTGAGATATTCGTTGAATTGTCGTTTGAACATTATCTACGATAACTATTTTAGGCGCACACCTCACGTTATAGTTTCCAAAAAAAGTTTGTTTAATAATGTAAGCACTCGCTGAATTAATTATCCTAACGTGTTTTAACGACATGTTGTGTTGTATTGTTGTATATTATTTTATTTTATTTTATTTTGTTTATTTCGCGTCATTATTTAATTTCGTGTTATTTCCTCCTCTTAGGTGTAAGAATCACCTCCAGTATGTTTGACAAATGTGTTGTTCATCAAGAAACAAGAAATCCGGTAGGAGACGATGATGGACTTCGCGTCGTTTCTTCCTAATACTCTACAAAGCGAACTATCTTTATGTATTTGATTAAAACTGTGATGGATAGTGCTATGCATCGTTGGGTCCTTGGACACCTGAAGAATGTTGTTTTGGCAAGTAACGAGTCTAGTTGTATTGCTGACGTAATCGTCTAGCGATTTGTACCCAGTATAGATGACCGGCATTTGACCCATTGTTTGATTCATTGCCAATAACTTTTTCATAGACAACTGGTATGTGTTTATTCTGTAAAATATGTGATTTATGTTCCTATTCCTAAACATTTCGTTCGTATATTATTTTGTATCGCGGTGTGTTTAAATTGTTTTTCGTTTATTGTTATTATTGTTCGTAAGAGAATTATTTACTAACGTTATTTACTGACGTTATTTACTGACGTTATAAAAAAAAAAGTGGTTTGAAAAAATAATTAAAAATTGAAACATATTAAACAAAACGGTTTAATACAATATACCACTGTCAATACATAATAAAATGTCTGCTACTACTACTACTACTACTGCTACTACTGCTACTAATGCTGCTGCTAATGACGAGTTGTCTAGCAAATATCAGCAAAAAACGGATAAACAGCACATCCTAGACAATCCAGACACATACATCGGCTCTATTGAAAACGTAGATGCCCAAATGTGGTTGCTTAGTGAGAGTGAAGAGAAAATTTACGAGAAAAATATTATTTATATATCAGGCTTATTCAAGTTGTTTGACGAGGGTGTCGTCAATTGCAGAGACCATGTGATAAGGCAACAGGCATTGATAGAGTCAAGTGCGTCATCTGCGTCCGCGTCCGTGACTTCTCTATTGCCAGTTACTCGCATAGACGTACAAGTTCAGGACGACGGCACGATAACGATGACGAATGACGGCAACGGTATTGACGTAGCGATGCATCCAGAGTACAAAATATGGGTGCCTGAGTTGATATTCGGTCATCTAAGGACATCAACGAATTACGACAAGACAGAGAAGAAGATAGTGGGAGGTAAAAACGGGTTTGGGTTCAAGTTGGTCTTGATTTGGTCCTCTTACGGATCAATAGAGACGGTGGATCACGTGAGGGGTCTCAAGTACGTACAAGAATTCAAAAACAATCTAGACGAAATTTGTCCTCCAACGATAACGAAATCTGGGAAACAGAAACCATATACGAAAATCACATTCAGACCGGATTACGCGCGACTGGGCATCGCTGGTTTGACGACGGATATGATTGCGTTGATGAAAAAACGGGTGTATGACATCGCGGCGATTACTGACAAAACCGTGAAGGTTTCGTACAATGGTGTGCCTGTCCCTATAAAGAACTTCCAGCAGTACATTGACTTATACATTGGTGACAAAACGGCGTCCCCTAGGGTGTATGAAGAGGGTTCTCCTAGATGGGAGTATGCGGTCGCTATGTCGCCAAATCACGAGTTTATGCAGGTGTCTTTCGTCAATGGGATAAACACTGCGAAGGGTGGGAAACACGTGGATTACATTCTCGGACAGATTACTCGCAAATTGATAGACTACATTGAGGCTAAAAAGAAAACGAAGGTGAATCCGTCTAGCATAAAGGAGCAACTAATATTGTTCCTAAGGTGTGACGTGGAGAATCCGTCGTTTGACAGTCAAACCAAGGATTTTATGAACACGCCTTCTAATAAGTTCGGATCCGCCTGTACGATAAGCGATAAATTCATAGAGAAGGTTGCGAAAATGGGGGTGATGGACGCCGCGTGCGCTCTAACGGAAATCAAGGACATCAAGGCTTGCAAGAAAACGGATGGCGTAAAGAGCAAAAACATTAGAGGAATTCCCAAGTTGGAGGACGCAAATTATGCGGGCACTGACAGGTCAATAGAATGCACCTTGTTGATTACCGAGGGGGATTCAGCGAAGGCAGGGTGTTTGTCTGGCTTGTCGTCAGAGGATAGGAATACGTTTGGTGTTTTCCCAATCAAGGGAAAAATGATGAACGTGAGAGGCGAACCTGCTAAGAAGATATCGGAAAACAAGGAGATTGCCGACCTGAAGAAAATTCTGGGTCTAGAAATGGACCGTGAATACACTAGCATAGAAGACGTGGGTACTCATTTGAGATACGGCAGAGTCCTCTTCATGACAGATCAGGATTTAGATGGGAGTCATATTAAGGCGCTTTGCATCAACTTGTTTCAGTGCGAGTGGCCATCGTTGTCTCGCATCAATGGATTCATCGGGTTCATGAACACCCCTATATTGAAGGCGGTAAAAGGAGCGCAAACCAAGTCCTTTTACAATCAGGGCGAGTACGATGACTGGAAAGAAGAGACGGAAGGTGCCTCTACATGGACGACCAAATACTACAAGGGACTTGGAACTAGTACCAAAAAAGAGTTCGCAGAGTATTTCGCTGAGAAAAAGATGGTCGGGTTCGTGTATAACGGGCAGGTCAGTGACGACTCTATAGACAAGGTGTTCAACAAAAAGCGGTCCGATGACCGCAAGGATTGGCTAGAAGTGTATGACAGGAAATCGTACTTGGATACGAGCGCGCCTAGCGTGAAATACGAAGATTTCATTGACAAGGAGTTGATACACTTTTCAAAATACGATTGTGACAGAAGCATCCCTAACATAATGGATGGCCTTAAAACCAGTTTGCGCAAAATTATGTTTTCCGCGTTCAAGCGCAACTTGACTACTAGCATAAAAGTATCTCAATTCTCTGGTTACGTATCGGAGCACTCTTGTTACCATCATGGAGAGGAGAGTTTGAATCAGGCGATAGTCGGAATGGCTCAAAACTTTGTGGGCTCTAACAACATCAATTTGTTGTATCCTGATGGACAAATGGGTACCCGCATCATGGGTGGTAAGGATAGTGCGAGTCCGAGATATATATTTACGAGATTGACTACTATTGCGAAGCTGATATACCCTGAGGTGGATAGCAAAGTCTTGCGATATTTGGACGATGATGGCACACCTGTTGAGCCGTTATTTTACGCACCGATTATCCCGATGGTTCTGGTAAATGGGTCTAAGGGAATTGGCACTGGGTTTAGCACTGACATCATGTGTTACAATCCTCTTGACATCATAGACCACTTGAGTTTGAAACTGACTGGGGTAGAGTCAGAGGTTGAGTTGATGCCTTATTACGATGGGTTTAAGGGAACTATTGTGAAGGTGGCTGAAAATAAGTATTTGATTAAGGGGGTTTATGAAAGAATAGGAGCGGATAAAATACGTATTACTGAACTGCCCATTGGATACTGGACACAAGATTTGAAGGAATTGTTGGAGGAGTTGATGGAACCTGTCGTGGGCAAGGACGGTAAAAAGACTGCGCCGTTGGTCAAAGATTGCAAGCACAATAGTAACGATACGGTGGTGGATGTCACTGTGGATTTTTACAAAGGCAAACTAGACGAATTGGAGTCGTTCGTCAATGACAATGGATGTAACGGTGTGGTTAAACTACTCAAGTTATGTACTAGCGCGAGTTCAACTAACATGCATTTGTTTGACTATGATGACAAGTTAAAGAAATACGGGAAGGTGAGTGAAATCATAGAGGACTACTTTCACAAGAGACTGGAGGTGTATGATTCCCGCAAAAGGTATATGGTTCATGCGCTGGAAAAGGAACTGGTGTTGTTGTCTAACAAGGCGAAGTACATCAACGAGGTGCTGGAGGGGACCGTAGATTTGAGGAAAAAAACGAAGGAGCAGGTCATTGAGATGCTTGAATCTAAAGCTTACGACCGCATAGACGATGAAGACGCCAAAAAGGATTACAAATATCTGATTAGGATGCCGATGGACAGCGTAACAGAGGAAAACGTGAGAAAACTGCTTAAGGAACACGGCAACAAGGTGGTTGAATTGGAGTCGGTGAAAACGAAGACGTTGCACCAGATGTGGTCATCGGAATTGGACAACCTTAGGGTGGCTTATATGGCGCATAAGGAGGAACGCGCGAATATGCTTGCGAATACACCTTTGGTTGAAAAGTCATCCACATGCGCAAAAAAATCCACGTCACGAGCACACACCTCCAAAGTGGAGCAAAACAAATAATACAACACGCTAATCAAACAAATAATACAACTTACTAATCAAACAAATAATACAACTTACTAATCAAACAAATAATACAACTTACTAATCAAACAAATAATACAACTTACTAATCACACGCTAATCATACGCTAATCACACACTAATCACACACTAATCACACACTAATCACACACTAATCACAAATATTGTATTTTTTTATAGGATGCGCTCCAGATGCTTGTGAAATCAGTGTGCAATTTGCTCCACTTTGGAGGTACGGGCTTGTCCCGTACTGGTAAAGTGGAAGATTTGCTCCACTTTGGAGGTCGCACAGCGACCGTTAAAGTGGTTTTGCTCCACTTTGGAGGCGGGTGCTCGGAGGCACCCACCGGTAAAGTGGATTAGAAGAACTTTTTCATAACCAATTGTTTATCGCTGGTGGAGGACATGACGGGTGGCGCTAAGGGCGTGTACATATTGCTGGCGTCGTGTAGGTATTTGAGGTAACCTTGTGCTTCGCCATAGACTTGTTTAATGGCGAATTGCAAAACGAGTTTATTGAGGTCTTCAATTTGTTCGGTGATGTTGTCGCACATATTAGACGAATGTTGAAGGAATATGCTTCGCATGATTATTTTGAGCGAATCGGTGTCTTGGTTATCCACGGTGTATTGTGCTTTAGACATTTGGAATACTCCGAATCGGATGCCGTTTTGCAAAATAGAGAGATTTTCTTTTGAAAAATATAGTTTAGAAAGCGTGGTGTCGTCCCATAATCCTAAAGTGGGTTCTCTGAATCCGCTGGGTTCGTTGGAGGGTATTTTGTCGTAGAGAGCAAACAGGTCTTTGGTTTTGGGTTCTTGGCATATACTGACACGACCATTTGAGCATCTCGTGTTTGATTCTAGTTGCATAATATAATACTATAATACAAAAATATTTTTATTTTGTTATTATAATACATATACATATGGATGGATTTCAAAAATCGGTGTTGGCGGCGGCCGTAATTATACTAATTATTTCGTTAATTTTCATTGGCGTTGTTCTAAAATCGGCGATAGGTTCTCAGTCGTGGCCACCTATACTAGGGGTTTGTCCGGACTATTGGGTGGATCTTGGGAAAGATGGTTCAATGTGCTACAATCCCCAAAAAATAGGCAGTTGCAATATACCTTCCGAGTCAAATACAAACACGATGGATTTCACGAGCGATATATTTACGGGAGACGACGGGAAATGCAATAAAAAAAAGTGGGCGTCCAAGTGCAGTAAGGATTCATCTGGTGGAATGGGACCTGTTTCATGGGACGGCATCACTTATGGTGTAGCGGACCCTTGTGAGGAAAAGTAAAGTGATAAAGTCAATATCTCGGTTAATGCGCTTATAATACGTAGTAAAACCAATTGAGTACAACTGGTATAAAAAGAATAACTGTAATGATTATAATATCACGACCATGGATAAATTGGATTTAAATAAATTTTTAAACAGAGAAAGTGAGGTAACAATGATAGCGGCGATTCTCGCGAAACACAGCGACAAAGAAAACCATCTATCAAAAAAGGGTATATACATATATGGCAACACTGGTGTTGGTAAAACCACGTTTATAATAGAACTTTTGTCAAATTTGGGTTATGATGTTATCAAGTATGATGCGGGTGATATACGTAACAAACCGGTAATTGACAACATAACGAAACACAACATGTCGGACAAAAACATAATGTCATTGTTGAAAAAAAAGGAGAAAAAAATAGTGATTGTGATGGATGAAATAGACGGAATGAACAACGGCGACAAGGGTGGCATAAACACGTTAATTAAACTGATTCGTCCAAAAAAGACGAAAAAACAACGAACAGAGGATGTATCTATAACCCCTATCATTTGCATTGGGAATTACAAAGTGGATAAAAAAATAAAGGAATTGATGAAGGTATGCAACACGATAGAATTGAAAACTCCGACCACCAAGCAGGTCATGACGTTAATAGACGCAATGATGCCCGACATGGACCCAAACGTAAAACGCGCCACGATAAACTTTGCGCAAGGGGATATTCGGAAACTAAAAAACATATATGACATATACATCAAAGACCCACGAATCCTTACTGAAAATATGATGCAACATATATTGCAGACAAAAACAAACAACGACGACGCGAAAAAAATAGTTCATAAAATGTTTAACGAGCCATTCACCATCGCACAACACACGAACACGATGAATGAAACGGACCGCACGATTGTTGGACTGCTTTGGCACGAAAACGTGATTGATTATTTGAATAAAATCCCTAAAAATGTTTCGCTGCCGTTTTATTTAAAAGCGCTGAACAATATGTGTCTGGCCGACTACATAGACAGAATCACTTTTCAAAAACAAATATGGCAATTTAATGAACTCAGTTCTTTGATCAAGACTTTCAAAAACAACAAGCTGTATCACGACACATTCTCAACGACGGAAACCCAGACCCAGACCAAGACCCAGACCCAGACCTCGTCTTCTAGCGATATCCGATTCACTAAAGTCCTCACCAAATATTCTACCGAATATAATAATTTAATTTTCGTGCAGTCATTGTGCTCTCAACTCGGGATGGATAAAAAGGACGTTCTGTGTTTGTTTCTTCACTTGAAAACAATGTACGAGGATGACGCGCAAATATTGGAACTGTTGGAACAGTACGACATCACTAAACTGGATATTAACCGCATATATAGATATCTTGACAAATATACCAAGGACGTAATATTTGAAGACGATTATATTGTGGATGAACTCGTTTTAGAGGAAGAAACACCGTAGATAAGAAAGAAGCGGGTTGAAAAGAAATGCACTGGATTGAGACAATTATTTATATAATGTTACCATTTGGTTTATATAAATATTAAGAAAGAAAGGGAAGAAAGAAAAGGAAAGAAAGGAAAGAAAGAAAAGGAAAGAAGTAAGGAAAGAAAAAGAAAGAAAAAAGGAAAGAAGTAAGGAAGAATGACCTTATAGTCCAAGTTCATCGCAAATGTCGTTGTACTTTTTCTGCCAAGCAATCTTCACAGAATCGCTTACGACACACTTGTGATGTTGTTCGTACTGCTCCGGTGAAAAATAATACAAATGAACGGGTCCGTCCGCGAACTTCCCCGTGACAATAGCCACCTTGAAAAACAGTTCTTCTTCTTTCTTACCTACAACATACTTTGTGTATTCGCCGGAAATTGCGTCGCGGATCTTTGAACTGTGGTGAGACGTGCCGTAGCAGTCAATCGTTTCGTATCCCTTTGGTTTCCCATTTGCGCCGTATTTTTTCACAGAAGTAACCAACCGGTGCTTGTGTTTATCCACATACTTTTCTCCAAATCCATTGCGACTGCCGTACGACTCATCCATATTGTCGCTGTCCTGAAATTCCTTGCCAAACGTGTCTTCGTAGTAACCTTCCATGCGACTTATAGTGTTATATATTATTACGAACGAATATCTTTAAATACTAATACGATATATATATTATTTGTGGTTCGTTAATTGGTGGTTCGTTAATTTGTCTTTGAGTTCCTTGTTTTGTTTGATGAGTGCTTTGATGAACAGTTCTTTGTTTTCAAGGATTGTCTCGTATTGAGCGCGCATTAGCATCATTTTGTCGTGCATTTCTTGCAATGGTTCCATTCGTTTCTTCCTTTGTTCTATTATTTCTTGTATTTGTTTCATTAATTCTGGTTTATGGCTTGTTTTCCCAAGGTCATAAGTTGTTAATATATTATTTAAATCATGAACATAAAAACTGGATAATGGTTCAACAGAAGGAAGAACACCGAAAAAATCTCGCGGCGACAAGGTGGTCTCGTGGATGTACGCGTTTGGCGCATCAAGAAGTTGTTTTTTATCCACTGAATTGTGTATATGAGAAAACACGAGTATTGTTTTAAATGGGTCTAATGGAACCATTGGAATGGTGTAGTTTTTCAAAAATTGTTTTTCTTCGGCAACTGCTGTTTGGTCATCGTACTTGGTAATTTGCAACAACTCTTTTTTGAACGCGAATGAGGCGGCGGTTGCATGGTTGTCGCCGTATGGTCCGAATTGATATATTTTAGCAATGTGGTCAAAATATATGTACAGAGCACTTGAGCCAGCGAACAATATATCGGGTGGCGCTTTCAACAGTTTTTCAACCGCGTGGGACACTCTTTCTTTGGGGTAATAATCGTCGTCATCCATATAGACGATTATGTCGCCGACACACTGTCGGTGCATTATGTTCCGTTTTTTTCCTAAGGTCATTTGAATATCATATTTATAATATTTGACAAAAGGGATGTCACAAACCAAATCCTCTATTTTATCGGTGCCATCATCCACGATAATCCACTCTATTCTTGAGAGGTCGTATGTTTGAGCCATTACACTTTTAATCAAAGACGAGATAAATGGCCGACGATTGAACGTCGGTGTGCATATACTAACTAACGGTGTCATCTCTTGCGTATATTAGTCTGTATTGCGATGTCTTTATTATGTTTCTTCCTATTAACTTCTTATTGTCTTTATTGCGTCCTCTTTTTGCTTTTATTGTTTTTATTGTTTTTATTACCACCAACTACGTTTAAACTGTCTTGTTTATACTTTTTAATTACTGGTTGTTTATCATTTTTAGCGCCTGATTGTTCATCAGCAGGCACTGGTTGATGGTTTAGAGCTTACAGTTCTTGTGTAGTTGGGTTGCCTTCTTGTGGAAGCTGAACTACATCATCATCAATACTATGGGTTATTGGGGTAATGCTTTCCGCTTTAACATTTTCATTTTTACTATTTCCTCCACTTGCTTCACCATTGGACGTTACAACTGCACTAGAAATAGTATTTTCAGGATTTTCAACTACGGCTTTATCTTCGGGCGCCATGACGTCGGTGGATTCAGATGAGTTTCCTTCTGCTCCTGCTCCTGCATCTTCTCTGCTCGCTTCCACCACGACTTCTTCACTCGCTTCTCCCCCTACATTTTCTCTGCTCGCACCCACCACGACGACTCCCTTTGATTCTTCTACGACTCCATTTGATTCTTTTACGACGACTCCACCCGCTCCTTCACCCACATCTTCTCTATTCGCTTCTCCCGCGACTTCACCCGCTCCACCCGCTCCCGCTCCTTCGCTTTCATCATCTTCGCCATTACCGCCCATAAAAGGTTGTTGTTTATAAAAAGAGGTGGCCATCCAGATGAGGGCGATGGCTACTAAACAGCCCACGAAATAGTAGGCGTCTTGCAAAAGACTCGCAACGATAGCATAAACGACAGAAAAAGCGACGGAATAATAATTCATGTAGGTATAAATATTGCTGAACATGGAGGTCCCCAAGTTGAACGGAGTATTTTTGTCACTGCCGTTGCGCCCAAGTTTTCCTGTAATTTTTAAGGTGATGAACAATGCGTACAATGGTATGAGTAAGAGTGTGATGAAGAAATAAACCAATATTGGGATGATGGTTAAAAAACAAACTGCAGGGGCAATGATTGCATAAAATAAGAGGAAGAACAAACTTGATATAAGAGATAACGCATTTGGATCTACATTTCCTTCTTTTTTGTGCAACACGGTGTCTAAATACTCTATTATTTTGCAACGCTTAAACGCCCCATAAATGCTGTTGAACCATGCAAAAATAGTATAAAAAAAATTGAGGATAAAATACATTAATAAAAACAAGGGAAATATGATGAACGACGTCATTAATAAAACCCCATTGTTGGTGATTTTTTTAATAAATTCAAAAGAATGAGATATCACGTTGCAGTTCCATTCCACTGATTTAGTGATGATTCCGGATAATTCAATTGAAGCGATGACGTGGTACAGAGTTTTAATATCATTTTTTGCCTCATCACTTTTAATATCATTCCTCAAGACATTAAAAAAACATTTTTTCAATGAATCATTTGTTTCTTTCGCAACAAACGTAATCTCTTGTTTCACAGTTATTGGTTTAGATTTTTCATCTTTTTGGCTGACGAAATCATGCCATGACACCTTTTCTTCAGTGCCTTTTGATTCGCCCATATTGGGTTCAAAAGAAACTAAACACAATTGTATCATTTGGGATGCCGACAAAACGCAATAATAGGAAGACAGTAATCCGGAAATCATAAACCATGACATGATGATAATGGCCGACATATTTACTTTAATAACTGCTTTGATGTAATCTTTCGTATCAACTTGTTCCACCTTTGTGCTCATCACCATTTATTATAATTGAATATTAAATTGTGTAATTAAACACTGCATTATTGCGCATTATTGCGCATTATTGCGCATTACGTCGCGTACATTAATGCGCAGTTGCCCCCAGCAAAAGTGACGACATTTATTCGTTCTTCAAAGACCGTCAAATCAAAATTGTAGTCAAAAATTCGCCACGTGGGTTTATTCACTCCAATAATCACACCAGTTTGTGGATCGCATATATTTAAAACTTGTGCGAGTGGGTCAAGCGGTGGGGTGATAGTCACAAATTCCAGTTCAATTTGATTGAACCGGTTCATATTAATGGCGCCAGATGGCTGTAATTCGCACACCGAGGTATTTAAACAAAAATTGTAACAATACAGCCCGTCAGGAGCGTTCCCAGAAGTCCTAGTGTATTTTTCAATCAAGTCATACACCCCAGCAGGACGAGTATTTTCACGATATGAACCATCTAATAAAATCCCTAAAGATAATAGAACATTTTTGTCATTTTGCGCGTTATAAGTGTCCGAAATAGCCCAACCAGTCAGGGTGTTATTCACATTAACGCCAGGGCCGATATTTATCAAATCGTACGAGGCGGTCGCACTGTTGTATCTATATATAGGAAACGTGCCCGCCACAGGTGCCGCCATAACATCTATCGGAACGTAACCGTATGGCCAGTTGGTGTAATTGCTCCACTCGTTGCGCAAATTCACGTCGCTTCTTTGAAAATAAAACGTCCATCCGGCGACGAGTCCGAGCGAGTCTAGTTCAATTTTATTGGCACCTGTTACGTTGTGAAATATCTTTTCGCGGACTTGTTTGAATAAATATTTTTGTTCATTTAACGCGAAATACCTTGATTCTTCGTTTGACAAAAAACAATAAGTGCATTCTAGGTTGATGTCTATGTTCCAAGACGTGCGCACATCCACGTAAGAATCAATTGCGATGGCCACGTCTGGTGGTGGTTGAACGAATCGGTGAAATTGCATATAAAAAGAATTGAAATTAGGAGCAATGTAGGGATAATTATTGAGGCTGTCATAGACGTCACGGATGCGGAACAGTTCGTCAATGGGTCTGAGTGTGACGGTGATATGGAGTTCGTTATATTGTAGGGATACCAGTGGGAATGCCATTTGCGTTTTTAGATTAAACCATGCATTTAGCGGGATATAAAGGGTTCTTCCGCGGATGGATGGTTCGGGTCCTGCGATGGAACCGGTGTAGTAAGCGTTTGGGTAACTATTGACTCTCGCACCGGAATTGGCAGGGTCATTTAGTTCGGGAATATTTCCAATCATTTTGTTGAAAAGAGCGAGTTTGTCATTGTTGTAGTCTCGTTGGACAGATGCTAAAAGATAATCTCCAGAAAATTCTTGCAATGTTTGGTTGCCACACGTGATGGATATTTTGGAAATCATTTTCGCGCCGATATTGTCAATCCATTTAAATTCGTAGGGGGCCCACACACCTGATTGGTCCGTTTCATTGGTTTGTTGAGGCGGTAAAATGGGGCTCCATATGTGGGGTAAATTGACGGACAAATACGCGTCCATTAATAAGTCGGCGTATCTAGGGATTTTAAAGGTGAAGGTGGATGGTTCAGTGAGTCTTAGCGTTTTTGCGCCTTCAAAATCCACGCGGAATTTTTGTAGCCCGAAATTCGTGTATTTGGCGTACGTCGTTTTGAAAAATGATTTGGTTGGGTTCCCATTTAAGATGACGCTTTGTTGTCCAAACGACACTATGTTCATTAACCCTCCAGGCATTATAATTATATTATTTATTATATTTGTATTTATATTGTTTTCTATTGTTTTTCATTGTTTTGCATTGTTTTCAATCACTTGTAGAAAAGTATTTGAATATATTATATATAAATGAGTTCTCCCGCTCCTCCTGCTACTGTAGATCCAAAACAATTGATGGCTAATTTAAAGGCGGCGACTGGTTCCAATATGATGTACATTATTTGCGGGATAATTATGACGGTAATGTTATTATACGCAATATACTACAAATTGCTAGAAACCCGAGAGTGTAACGCGTTGGATGATATGTATCCTACGCTTAATGCGAACATTCGGTCTATTGACCCAAAAGACGAGGATTGCCAACATAATTTGCGTGATTATTATATAAAAACGGCTTACAATTGTTGTAGTGGTGGTGGGTATAAAAACGATTACGTTTCCACATGTGCTCTTAAAAACTTTTTAAAACAGGGAGTGAGGGGGTTAGATTTTGAAATATTTTCAATAGACGACCAGCCAGTGGTGGCGACATCAACTGACTCGGATTACAATTACAAGGAAACTTTCAACCACGTGTCGTTCGCGGACGTGTTGGACGTTTTGAGGAACAATGCATTTTCAAGTTCCACCTCTCCGAATCCCAAAGACCCGATATTGATTCACTTAAGGATTAAAAGTGAAAATCAAAAGATGTACGAGAATTTGGCGACACTGTTTCAGACTAATGAGGACTTGTTGTTGGGGAAAGAATATGGGAATGAAAACATTAATAATAAAAACCAGATTGAAAGTATGGGGACAGTTCCAATAGTGGATTTGATGGGCAAGATAACCATTATTGTGGATAAAACAAACAATTCTTACCTTGAGTGCGAGGCCTTTTGCGAATATGTGAATATGACAAGCAACTCTATATTTATGAAAATATTGCGGTACAATGATATTAAATACTCGCCTGATTTAGATGAATTAATAAAGTCCAACAAACTTAATATGACCATCGCTATCCCAGACAAAGGGGTGGATCCACCTAATCCGAGCAGTGTAGTTGTCAGGGAAACTGGGTGCCAGATGATTGCGATGAGGTATCAATTGTTTGACATGAATCTGAAACAAAATGAAATCACATTTGACGTATTCGGATACGCCTTTTGTTTAAAACCTAAGCCTCTTCGGCATATCCATAAAAAATTAAAAGACGCCCCAGCACAAAAAGAAGAATATTCTTATGCTGTTAGGGCCGTAGAGTCAGATTATTACAGTTTTGAGATATAATTTTGTTCGCTTATTATATATTATGTCTTCTAGAAAAAGTAGCAGTAACAGTGTTAGAAAAACGAGGAAAAAAATACGAAATTATTCTAAATTTAACAAGGTGAAACCCGATGACAATAACATCAGTAGTGACAGCGACAGTGACAATAACATCAGTAGTGACAGCGACAGTGACAATAACATCAGTAGTGACAGTGACAGTGACAACGACGGTGACAGTAATAACTATAACAAGAAAAGTAGCGGTTTTAGACAAACCCGTGTGGCATCAAAAAACAACATGTGTCCTCCGAATTTGAAATTTGAGGATTGTGAATTGTTGATTCTTAGGACGGCGGTGGATTCTGCGGAGGAGCAACAAGGTAAAAAATCGGCAAATTCGTTAGACGTGCAAAAAATAATATCAATGGTTGAAAAATTCCTTAAATCAAAGGGTCTCGTGTGCTATGGAGGGACTGCGATTAACAACATTTTGCCAAAAAAAGACCAATTTTACAACAAGGAGGTGGAAATACCGGACTACGACTTTTTTTCACCAAACGCGTTAAACGACGCGAAGGAACTAGCCGACATATATGTTAAAAACGGGTTTGAGGAGGTGGAAGCGAAATCGGGACAACATTTTGGCACGTTTAAAGTGTTTGTGAATTTCATACCGGTTGCTGACATAACGAGCATTCCACCAGAATTGTTTAAAAAACTAAAGTTGGGTGCCAAGAGAGTGAATGGGATAATGTACGCCCCACCAAATTATTTGAGAATGTCAATGTATTTGGAACTGTCAAGGCCAGCTGGAGACGTAAGTAGGTGGGAAAAAGTGTTGAAAAGATTGACCATTCTCAACAAACACTACCCCATAAATACGCAAAATTGTGATGCGGTTGAATTTCAAAGGAAAATGTCGGACGGCGCGAACGCGGACAAAATTTACGACACGGTAAAGAGGACATTGATTGACCAAGGGTGTGTATTTTTCGGTGGTTTTGCGGTTACGCTTTTTTCAAAATACTCGCCTTCTCGCTCTCATGTTCAAAAAAAAACAGCGAAAAATCCTGATTTTGACGTGTTGTCGGAAGAACCGGAAATGACGGCGGAAGTGTTGAAGGAAAGGTTGTTGGAAATTGGCGCGAAACACGTGAAAATCACTAAAATACAAGGATTGGGTGAAATTATATCGTCGCATTATGATGTGACTGTTGGGTCAGACACGGTTGCGATGATATACGAGCCTCTTGCTTGTCATAGTTACAATGTGATTACACAGGATAACGATGAGATATATGTGGCCACGATAGACACAATGTTGAGTTTTTATTTGGCGTTTTTATATGTGGATGACAACGCGCACAATTACGATCCCGACAGAGTGATGTGTATGTCTCATTATTTGTTCGCGGTCCAACAGCACAACAGGTTGAATCAAAAAGGCGTTCTTAAAAGGTTTAGCCTAAATTGCATTGGTCATCAAGAAACGATAGAGGATATGCGCGCACTGAAGTCGGTTAAATTCACTGAACTGAAAAATAAAAAAACTTCTAAAGAATATGAGGACTGGTTTCTTAGGTACAGACCAATAGATGCGAAAAACAAGGGTGACAATAAAAAGGGCGACAATAAAAAGGGCGACGTGGAAGAACCAAAAGTGGAAGACGAAGACCTAGAAGAACCCAATGAAAATGATAAGAAAACCAATAAAACCAATAAAAATAATAAAAATAATAAAAATAATAAAAACATGGACAATAAGAAAACAAGGAAGAATAAGAAGGGATACACCTTCAACATATTTAATTAGGTCGTCAAGTTTATCGCCAAGTTTATCGTCAAGTTTATCGCCAAGTTTATCGCCAAGTTTATCGCCAAGTTTATCGGGCGATTTTCATGACTTTCAGCAAGGAATAGTACAATCCGCCGAACAACGCGCTAGTGAATAAGTATCCATTGATGTTCATGTTGCCATCCACATTGAAAAGCATTGGGATGTAATTGTTCAACGTCTTCCTAATGATTGGTAACTGAAAAATGAAATACAGTACTCCTAACAGCAACGGTATTTGCATTTCATCGTACAACTCGTCAAGAGAATTCGTTTTCTTGACGTTATCGTTGTACTCGTTTAGTATGTCTTCATTTGTCTCGGATTGATTCACGTAATTGGTATTTTGTTCTGCGGGGATATAATTCGGTTTCGTTTGAATGTCCTTTGTTAATTCGTCGGTTGCCATTGGCATGTCTCTCGTGGGCAATTGTGTCGCGCCGGCAACACTCGCGGTTTGCAACCCACTTATAATTTGGTTAATTGTCGCTTGGTCCAACGTCATTTTCCCTTCTGGATGGTCTTGTGGTTGGGTAATGTTCATGGAAATATTTCCTCCCATTGATGGATTTGACGGTAAGTCGTTGATATTTGTCGCACTGCTCATTGTAATCACCAAACATTCTTAACAATTTTTTACTACGCAATTATTCAAATTCGTATATCCGTTTTTTTTTATCGCATTTGGTGTTGTTTGGCGAGAATTTGTAGCATTTGTCTCCATATTTGAATATTTTATCTTGCGTTTCTTCGGTGGGAGGTGCGTGATAAGTTATGCAATTCTTGCCTTTGCACACTTTTCTAAATAAAGTTGCTAGACCGAATCCCAATAATATGGACATAATAGTCCTTCCTGTTTTGGTTTTAATGAACTTGGTCATGTTTAACATTTGTTATATAGTTATGCGGATATATTGATTTTCGCAAAAATTACATTTCTTAATAGGCGGAACCCACAATTAATTTTATGGGCGTATTCTTATACACCAGTCGTGTGGTTTTCTAACAATTTGTGGATTTATATCACAA